AACAAAAATGATTAAATCACTCTTAGCAGTAGCAGCAGTCTCTGCATTCTCAGCACCTGTATTAGCAGGTCCTTACGTCGGTATTGACACAAAATCAAAGTGGACAGGTTCTGACTACTCTTCAACCGAATTTGAAGCAAGTATCGGTTACGAAGGTAAAGTTGGTACTACTAAGTACTTTGTAGAAGGTGGTCCTGTCACAGAAGTAAAAGATGGTGGAGATTCAGAAACAGAATTTTTCATTGCTTCTGGTGTAGGTTTCCCTATCACAGATTCAGTTGGTGCTAAAGCATCCATCAAGTATGAATCAAATGATGGTGGCGACAACAAGTACGAGTTCAAAACTGGAGTAAAGTACAAGTTCTAAAGCGAAGGTTAAATTTCTAAATAACTGGGTGGACAAGTTCCACCCTTTTTCATTTCAATTCACATGGCATTAAACGACACATTAATTGGTGTAGAAGTTAACGATAGGAGATCAGGCATGAACTTTGCAGTCTATAGCAAAGAAGGTTGTCCCTATTGTGATAAAATTAAAGAAGTATTCAAAGGAAAGTCTATTTCATACAGGGAATATATTTTAGATCACCACTTCAGTAGAAGAGCATTCTATGATGAGTTTGGAGATGGTGCTACATTCCCACAAGTATTACTAAATGCAGATAAATTAGGTGGTTGTATTGACACTGTTAAATACCTGAGAGAGAATAATATTATTTGATTACAAATGGCAAAACCATTTCTACCCTCACACTATGAGGAACTATGCGAACTAATTGAGTACGCCATTGATCAAGCTTTCGAGCGTGACAAATTTCCATTTAAGTGTTATAATTATTTGAGACAAATTAAAGCAAGTCCTGAGTTCATACAGAGATTTAAAAACTCTACTACTCTCAAGGGAGTTGCCTTAATGGTTTCTGATCTAGATGCATACCTAGTGGATGGTGATAAACAATGCACCGAAGCATACGGTCATCTAGGAACAAAGAAAGCGGAGAAGATAAGAAACTATCTATTTCGTATTCTAAACGATACAAAGGCATATGAATCAAGGTATTCCTAAGACTGTTGCCGACCTTGCCATGATGGGCAGGGGTGGCAATCAACATACAACTATGGGTACTAGTGGTGAACCTGATAGAAACTATCGGTTCCAAGATATGTTCTTTGAAAATGCATACCATGTTAGATCATTAGCACTATCAACTCTAAAGAAAGAGCATGATAATCCTATCAATGATTCTAACCCTAGGTATCCTGGTATCAGATCTAAAGTAGATCCTGTCTTACAACTAAAGATTAAAACTGAGTTGGAGTTAGGGTTATTACTAGAGATCAATCAATTTGAAGCTTGGTATCATCTGACACCAGGTATTCATGGTGAAGGGTTATATCATAATGATACGTTCCAGTTATCTGGAATGATATATCTGAATGATAAAAATCCTATTCCAGATGAGTCTGGAACTTACATCGGTAAAAGATTACACGAATCTAAGATGGGTAAACCTTATGCTGATGCTTGTTCTTCACATGATGAGGAAGTTATCACAGCATTTAATACTATCAAGGAAGAGTATAACCGTACTAACTTTGAGACAGTTCATGTCATTCACAATTATTATAATCGTCTGATAGCATATGAAGGTAGAACACCTCATAGAGCAGGATGTTATTTTGGGACTGACTTTGAAGACTCAAGGTTAACATTGACCTTCTTTTACGATACTAAATAAGAATAACTAAGGAGAGTCCTATGGAAATTGCACTTGTAGTATTAACCGTTATTGGTGCTTTTATTCTTGGTATAACCGTTTCGTGGTTAGCAAAAGGTTACGTTGAAGATTACATCGAGAACGCTGCCTATTCTAAATCAGTCACACATCCTGAGATGTTTGATGAAAACGGTGACATGTTACATGATGACCTAATGTATGTTCGCAGAGAAAATCCGTGGGCAGATTACGAGTCTGATGACGATGATGATTAACTAATTATGGCAACACAACAACTTGAAAATAGTAATCCTAGATTACTAATTACTGAGGTCTTACGTAAGGTCTCTAATGCAAAGACTAAAGCAGAAAAAGTAAAACTACTTAGAGAACATAACTCTAATGCTTTACGTCAAGTTTTAATCTGGAACTTTGATGAGAGTGTAATCTCCATGATTCCCGAAGGCGAAGTTCCTTACACACCTAACGATGCACCTGCAGGGACTGACCATACTCGTTTAGAACAAGAGTACAGAGGTCTCTTTAGATTTGTAAAAGGTGGACAAGATTCTCTTAAGAGAACAAAGAGAGAACAAATGTTCATACAACTCATAGAAGGGTTGTCTGCACAGGAGGCAGAATTAATCTGTCTTGTAAAAGATGGTAAGCTTACATCAAAGTATAAGCGTATCACTAAGGCAGTAATCCAAGAAGCATTTCCACAAATTATCTGGGGGAATCGTTCATGAGTATCACTGTTCTTAAAAAAGATTGCAAGGTGGAAGATGCAAACGATACCACCCTTCCTTATACTGCATACTTAGTAGAGTATAAGAAAGACGGTGAGTCTCATTATGATATTGCTATGTCTTCAAAGGCAGTAGATTTGTTTGATCATTACTATGATGCATTCAAGAAAGACTTTGTGACATTCAAACAGGCAGAAGGTAGAGTCGCACCTAACCTTTGGAAGAACCCTGCAGACCAAGCAAAGAAATCTAAGAAAGGGAGAGGTAGACAATGACAGTGTACTTTAATCCCAAGCAAGAAACTAAGGAAGAAAAAGAAAAAAGAGAAAGTTATGAAGCGGTAGGTAGTATTGCTAACTTCTTTCTTAAACCTCTTATCCTATGGCAGTGTTGGAACTGGGTAATACCTGGTCTCTTTGGACTACCTCCTTTAGGATACCTTAGTTCATTAGCACTCTATGTAATCTCTAGAATTTTATTTGACAGAAATGAAAGTAAGTATCATCAGTAATACACCAGACGCAGAACAACAAATTGGATACATTGCTAGAGTATCTAACCCTAACAATCAAGACAACCCTAAAGTATCAGGACTATTAAAGTATTGTATCAAGCATCAGCATTGGTCAATCTTTGAGCAAGCACACATGACTCTAGAGATAGAGACAACTCGTGCTATTGCTGCACAGATACTGAGACATAGGTCGTTTACTTTCCAAGAGTTTAGTCAACGGTATGCTGATAGTAGCTTACTTGGTGATACTATTCCTTTACCAGACTTAAGAAGACAAGACGTAACTAATCGTCAGAAGTCTATTGATGATCTTGATCCTCATCTAAGACAGAAGTATGAGATCTGGATGCAACATAATTTTGCGGAGACAATGAATGTATATAAACAAATGCTTGAAGATGGTATCGCTAAAGAATGTGCAAGAATGATACTACCTATGGCAGTTCCTACTCGTATCTACATGACAGGAACTATCCGTTCTTGGATGCACTACATAGAACTAAGAACAGGACATGGTACTCAGAAAGAACACATGGAAATAGCAGAAGAATGTAAGAAAATTTTTGTCGAACAATATCCTATTATCTCGGAGGCAATGGAGTGGTAAAATTTTCAAAAGAATTAAAAGAAGGCACTAAGAAGTCACACTCAGCAGCAGAGAACACTAAGTTTGTTGGTGCTTTTCTTCGTGGTGTATTGAATCCAGAAGAGTATCGTAACTTACTTGCTCAGTTTTACTATGTGTATAGCACAATGGAGACTGCTATCAGAGGATCTAATGATGAGAGAGTTAAACAAGTATACTATCCAGAGTTAGAACGTGTAGCATCTTTAGAAAAAGATTTAGAATATTATTATGGTCCTTATTGGAAGGATGAAATCTATATGACTGAAGCATGTAACACATACACCTATAGAATTAAAGAGATTGCTGAACAAGATCCTTATCTACTAGTAGCACATCATTATACTAGGTACATTGGAGACCTATCTGGTGGACAGATACTAAAGAATATTGCAAAGAAAGCATTGAACCCACCTGTAGGAAAAGGATTAGACTTCTATGACTTCCCTTCAATAGATGATGCAAAGGAATGGAAAACAATATATCGTTTCCGTTTAGATGGAATGGGGTTCACAGAATCAGAAAAGAATGCTATAATATCAGAAGCAAATTATGCTTTTAGATTAAATATGTATTTGTTTGATGAGATAGGGATCAACGATCCTTATCCTTTACTCACATCAATCAAAGGACTATTCAAAGTCCTTATCGGAGGTAAATAAATGCCCATCTACCCTGTAATAAATAATAAAACAGGTGAAAAGAAAGAACTCAACTTGACTATCGCAAATTATGAACAATGGCGAAAGGACAATCCAGACTGGGATAAGGATTGGAATGCGGGTTGTGCATCAGAAATGTATGGTACTCCTAAAATGAGTGACGGATTCAAAGAAGTCATGTCTAAAGTACAATCAGCACATCCCCTAGCAAATCTATCTCGTTATACCTAATGCCTAAAGCAAGAAAAGGAACTAACGCACCTAAGACTTTTCCTAATGGAATGACTGCGAAACAAATGAAACGCAAGAAACCTATAGACAAAACTTATATGTCAGACATCAAACCTCTGACAGATAATCAGAAAGCTGTGTTCAAGTCTTACAGTGAGGGAAAGAATATCTTACTGCATGGGGCTGCAGGAACTGGTAAGACTTTTATTACATTATATCTTGCCTTGCAGGAAGTCCTTGACGACACCTCACCCTATGATAAAATAGTAATCGTAAGATCATTGGTTCCTACTAGAGAAATTGGTTTCCTACCTGGTGACCATGAGGATAAATCCTATCTCTATCAAATACCATATAAAAATATGGTAAGGTATATGTTTAGTATGCCTGATGACAATTCATTTGAAATGCTCTACGATAATCTTAGGGCACAGGACACTATAGATTTCTGGTCTACAAGTTTTATCAGAGGTGTTACTCTTGATAATACTATCGTAATAGTAGACGAGTTCAGTAACTTAAACTTCCATGAACTTGACTCTATGATCACTCGTATAGGTGAGGACTCTAAGATTATGTTCTGCGGTGACGTTGCACAAACTGATCTCACACGAGAGAGAGAAACCTCTGGCATCTCAGACTTTATTAAAATCTTACAGGCAATGGACAAAGACTTTACCTGTGTTGAGTTTGGTATAGATGATATTGTTCGCTCTGGATTAGTTAGATCTTATCTAATAGCAAAATATAATTTAGGATTTTAAATGAATTTTAATTTCGTTGATGTACCCCTTGACTTACAGGACTGCGATCCTGTTAACAAAGATGGTGTTAGGTTTTATAAAATTCCTGATGCTGATAAATATTATCCAAGTGTAACCTCAATCACGTCGTATAAGAACGCTCAATTTTTTAAAGAGTGGAGAAATAGAATAGGTGAAGACGAGGCGAATCGAATCACTGCAAGGACTACTCAACGAGGGACTGCGTTCCATAGCATCACCGAAGATTATATCAATGGTGAATTAAATCTTGACAAATACTTGGAAAATAATCCATTATCTGTTAGAATGTTTCAGTCCGCTAAATCAGAACTCAATCGAATCGACAACATACATTGTTTAGAAACCTTCCTTTACAGTCATTATCTTGGACTCGCAGGTCGTGTCGATTGTATCGCTGAGTTCGACGGTGAGTTAGCAGTGATAGATTTTAAGACTTCAACTAAATCAAAACAAGAAGATCATATTGAACATTACTTTGTTCAAGAGACTGCATACGCAGCGATGTTCTTAGAACGTGCAGGTATTGAGGTAAAGAAAATTGTCACACTCATCGCAACAGAAGAAGGATCTACTCAAGTATTTCAGAAGTACAATCTTGATGACTATTTACAACTACTCAAATCATACATTGAGGACTTTGTTAGGGGAAAAACCAATGCCTAAAGAAGCATTAGAGGATACCTTTCTAACCCCTGTTAAGTTCTCTCAAGAGATTGAGAGACTAGTAAAGAATAGTAATGGTTTGATCACATACATCGAAGCAGTAGTTGCCTATTGTCAAGAGAAAGAAATCGAACTAGAAACTGTTCCAAAACTATTATCCAAACCTCTTAAAGAACGTTTGAAGCATGAAGCACAACGTTTAAATTATATGAAACCAACTAGCAAAGGAGTGTTACCTTTATGAGTCAGTTTTTTAAATCAGATCAGGTACAACAACAATTACAGGACATCTTTAACACATATCAAGAGGTTGCTATCCATACAGGTAGACTAGGACTGATGTCTAAGTCAGAAAAGATAGAACATATAGAAGACTGTGAAGATCTGATAGAAAAACAAAAATTATTTTATACTAGGTTATGTTTGTCTGCACAGACAGATAATGAGGCAGCAGACATGAAGACTAGAGTCAATGCAATGTGTGAAGCATTTGGATTTAAAGATCTAGCAGATTGCATGGACAACATGGTCAAGACGTTAGCAGATGCTAAAGAAAAAGAACTTGACAAGCCCTAAATAGTACGCTACGATCATACAGTAGTATCAATACATTCAATACGGAGAATACGATTATGTCTTTTGCTTCTTTAAAGAAGGCTAGTTCTGGCAATTCACTTGCGAGACTAACACAAGAGATAGAAAAACTCAACCAACCTACACAAACAGGTGCGGATGAGAGACTATGGAAACCCGAACTAGATAAGTCTGGTAATGGTTTCGCAGTCATAAGATTCCTTCCTGCTCCCGATGGAGAGGACATGCCTTGGGCAAAGATATGGAGTCATGCGTTTAAGGGACCTCAAGGTCAATGGTATATCGAGAACAGTTTAACTACTCTCGGTAAAGATGATCCTGTTGGAGAACTTAATCGTGAACTCTGGAACAGTGGAAAAGAGTCAGACAAAGCAATCGCTAGAGCACAGAAGAGAAAACTCTCTTACTACTCTAACATCTATGTTGTGTCAGACCCTGCACACCCAGAGAACGAAGGAAAGGTTTTCTTATATAAGTATGGTAAGAAGATCTTTGATAAATTAGTCGAAGCAATGCAACCTGCATTTGCAGATGAAACACCTATCGACCCATTCAATTTCTGGAAGGGTGCTGACTTTAAACTTAAGATCAGAAAGGTAGATGGTTATTGGAACTATGACAAGTCAGAGTTCGCTGCACCTGCAACGCTAGGTGGATTTGATGATGAGCAACTAGAAGAAATCTGGAAGAAAGGTTACTCTCTTGCTGAGTTTGAAGATTCTAAAAACTTTAAGTCATACGATGCACTTAAAGCACGTTTAGATCTAGTCCTTAAGTCACAGGCAAGGGTCGCACCTTCGCTTGATGAGTCTCTTGAGGACGAGACAGAAGGTAGAGGTACACCAAGAGATTGGGGTGCTGAAGTAACTGAGTTCAGACAGAAGAGTGCAGTCGCTGCACCTGCTGCTGAAGAAACAGATACGTTATCCTACTTTCAATCCTTAGCGGAAGAGGACTAATTATAAACTGGCACAAGGGGAGTTTACATCACTCCCCTTTCTGCTATAATAAAGACATACTTAAAGGAGACTAATGAAACTTGCACTCGCTGCTGTTTTACTACTTAACCCACTTGCTGTCCTTGCAGATGATTATCAAGCAGGATACTCGACATCAAGAACTTGTTTTAAAACAGAATACAGAGAAGAATATGTACCAGGTACTATCGACAGTCCTGGTTTCGTTAAATCATGGAACGAGACAGTAGAAGTTCCATGTCAGGAGAACCCTGTAGCAAACGCACCTGTGTATCGTAGACACGTTACAGTATACAATGAGGTAGATGAGAATGACTGTTCAGATGGAGCAGCAATCGGTGCACTCTTAGGTGGTGGACTTGCAGGTTATGGATCACAAGGTAAAGGCAGGTGGTGGGCAATCCCTGCAGGTATCATTGGTGGTAGTGTGATAGGATGCTCTCTTGACGGAGGCTAATATGTCACGCTTCCCTTTCTCAGACGTAGGTAGAATAGATATACCTGCGTTTGGTTCATTCTATACTAAGAAAGAAGTAGACAAACTTGTACAGAAAGCAGTAGCAGATGCTGTTGCTGAAGCACAAAGAATTGACGAAGAATCTATGCGTAAGCATAACAGAGATGCTACAATTATCTCTATGATTCTAGGGTTTACAGCACTCGCACTATTCGTAGATGGTTTGCTAAGATTATTAGGTATCATTCCTCCATTCATGGAGATTGATATCGACATCTTGGATAAGGTTATTAATGAGGTTGAAAGAGATCTCCTTGATAAACTAGAAGTTCCAGTTAAAACATTATTCAACAGATGATTGACGTTATTGATGATCTCTTTGATGAAAGATATTTACATAATTTCTTTCCCATTGTGACTGACAAAATCCCTCTGACCGCAGGTAACACTGCAAATCGAGAGGGTTTTCCTTACGGTGATACATCAACCCATAGGTTATTTGGAAGTCAAATATTTCAAAGAGAAAACTTGAATAGAACTACAGTCTTGAGTCCTTATGCTCAAGACTTCTTCGACATGTTTGAAGCAATTCAATCAAGAACGAAGAAAGAATATTATCTAGACTACATTTCTCTTAATTGTCAGCATCAATTTTGTGAAGGGACTTTCCATACTGATGGAGACTCTGATCAAAAAACTATTATGGTTATGTTAAACCCTACTTGGAAACAAGATTGGGGTGGAGAATTTGAAATCCAAGATCCATTTGCAGAGGGTACTAGAATCTATCAGTATAAACCTGGTAGAGTAATAGTATTCCCATCCCACCTAAAGCACAGAGGACATGCTCCAACTCAAGAGTATGGATATAGATATACTGTGGTCTTTAGAGTTAAATAATTACAATTTGTTATGACTATCCTTGCAATACTTGTTATCATTATGATCTTATTGTTAATGTTAAATTACTATAATCCGCATCACTAATGGCACTTGTTCCCATCTTATTTTTATTATCAATAGCAGTCTTGTTCATCATGGCATTGAACTTGATGTATAGAAATTTGACTAGCATTAATGCTATGTTAAACAATCCTGTTGAAGTAAAGAGAAGACACCCAGAGATGACTGAAGTAAAGACTGGTGATGAATTACTTGTTGTGAAATTCAAACCAGAGGTTGACGCAGAGGGAACAGTTGACCTACAATTTACACCAGACCGTGCGTTAGAAGATCGGATGCTAAACAAAGCGTTAGAAAATAGAATCGCTGAGTTAGAAGATGAAGATGATGATGACGACGGTGACATACCCGCACGTTTAACACCACTAAGATAATGGGAACAGAAATGTTAGCTATCAGAGACTTGTTACTCTCTTGTCCTCCTGTTTATACACTACCAGGTACTTGGACTAAATGTAACGCAATTATTCCACACTATAATGCTGATCCCAATATGACATTCGGGATTTCAATAGCAGTTATTACTATACTGTTAGCAGCGTTTGGTATATACAAAGGGTTCTTTGGTAACAAAGGACTAGCAGACCCTTGGGACGATCACGATGATTAATTTACTAATCTATGTAATGTCATTTGCAAACTTTGCATTCTATCCTCTAGTGATAGGTACAATTATTGCTGTGATTATTGAACAGATATTAAGACAAGTAGGAAATGCATACGATCCTGTAGCAGTTTCTAAGGTTGATATTGCAATGCGTGTAAGGAAATATCTTTACAGACAAGCATGGACTTTCAATCTAATATGGTTCGGTGCTTATTTTATCTTAATCTTTTTCGTGAAACCAGGACAGTCTGCAATGCCTGATATGATCTGGGATGGAAGGTAGTATAAATTATATTAATCACATGTATTAGTTTATGTTATCTACCCAATATCGTCTTCGTTTGGAAGGCATTTGCAAAGACATTGCATCAGGAACCGAAGTAAGTATAGAAGATATGATATGGGCACAGAAATTAGCGAAAGTAAATACATCAGCAAGAGGTATGCTGAGTCAAGCAAGAAGATTATCAACAGATGAAGATGGATCTTGTCTTAAATTTTTAGACATCGGAGATTCAGATCCAAAAAAGCATAAGAAAGGTTTTAATGGTGCAGATGATATAGCAGACTGGTTTAAGAATGACAGATCAGATGACTGGAGACAACGTGACTAAATGAAATCCATCTTTTAATTCCCCTATACCCGAAAAAAAATTCGCCAGAATTTTTCGCGTGTAGGGTTTTTTAGTATCCTCCTCCGTATCCTCCTGATGATCCAGAAGATGAGGATCCAGAACTACTACTGCTACTACTTGAACTAGAACTACTTGAACTAGAAGAACTAGAAGTTGAACTAGAAGAAGTTGTAGTTGAAGTTGTTGATGACTCTGTAGCAGTAGCGGTTCCTGCTACTGTAGTATTACTTGTACCAGCGTCTGGTGTTACTGATGTTACTGGAGCAGTAGTTTCTGTTGTAGTCTGTGCGGCTCCTACCTGGACTGTGGCACTACCAGGTCCGTTATCATATGATGTAACATAACCTATACCCTCATCTCTAGACTTACTAGCAGCAGAAATACCTGCAGTATTAAGGAAACGAGATGACATATTTAATGAACTCTTCTTATTACCTTTCTGATCTAGTTCTGAGTGAGGTTCATAAGCAATTACATCTTCAAACTCTGCTAGTATTAGTTCTATTACAGGTGGTGTAGGTAATTTTATGATACGTTTCTGTTCATTTAGATAGTCTTCATACTCATAGTTTGTCACTGGATAGATTGATTGAGTTTCTCCTAGTGTAGTACCGTCTGGTAATACAGTTCTCCATGTGTCATTAACTTGTATACCTTGCTCTAAGAATGTCTCTCCATTAAATTCTGCTCTGACTGTCTCGTAATGATGTATAGCATCTGGATTATTATACTTTCTTCTTGTATATTCTTGTAGATCATTGATGTTCTTTGGCCACTGTTCATATACATCAGTAATATTATTAACCATTAAGATCATCCAGTCTAAGAATGGATCATTAAAAAATGCTAGTGCTACATTAGCAGGAGACTCATCTTCTCCTACCTCATATGCTTCGAGTAAAGTTACATACTGATCTAAGTCTGCTCTAGTCTTTGCTCTTCGGAATATATTTTTGACAAGGCGATACTTGAAGTCCTCATCATCTTTGATGCCTTCACCTACATATACATTTGGGAGATAAGAAAAGAATGCCATTAGTAACCTGCTGCAACGTCTTGCTGTGTGAGTAACCTAGTCTCTGTGAATGTTATAGTCATAACTATCGCAGGGACATCAGTAGTTTCTTCTGTTGGATTTTTAAGTGCTACGTATTGATTGTCTGGTGTATAGTTTACATTGATACCTGTACAAACAGAAGGATAAATTTTAAACATTAGATCTCTTCGTTGTGAAGGTTCAAGTTTACCAAGATCACTAACGTTAGTTCCGAAACGAACAAACCTTAACTGATATCTATCTGGAACCTCGAAGAATCTATTTTGATATGCGTATCCAGAATCACCACTGAAAGCATCTGTTTTAAACCAGTCCTGATCGAAGGTCATTTTATCTCTTTCTTTATCCTTACCATACGCTGAGAACTTCTTGTTCTTGTTGATAAATTTCTTATTGTAATCACCTGCTGCTATCTTAGGGACAGAACCTATCTTAATATAATCTATGATACTTTTAATTTCTTGTGACTCTCTAGCATTTCGTGCTAAGAATTTAAAAGCAAAGTTATGAGTTCTAAAACTCATACCTTGGAATATCTGTTCACTATATGGGTTGAATATCTTACCACTCTGTAGTGATTGTATAGTATTAATATCTAACTGACCTTGTAAACCTATGAACTGGTTGAATCCATTGATCATAGAAAGGATAGCACCAGTAGAGAACTCAGGTAGTGCAGCAGCTGCAGCGTCTTGTAATGTTCCTGCCATTGCAGTAAAGTCTTTACCATCACCTAGTAGTCCCATTGCTGCAACACCAGACACACCAACGTCTGCTCTCCTATATGCAGGTGCATATTGTGTAGTAATTTGTGGAGGTATAGCAATGTAACACCTGTCAGGGTGTGCAATTATAGTTTGTTGATTACCTGGTGTACGCCTGTCATAGAAAGCAGGGACTGATTGGTCATCGTACTTATATCTCTCACGTCTTATCATCAAATAATCAGTAGCATCTGTAGGCATATCAGCTGCCTTACCACCAGATTGTGATCTTGTAGCGGGTAATCTATATGGATATCTGTAAACAGCCAACTTTCTACCTAAATAGTCTTTGATACATGTATTATTTATGAGGTATCAAGGAAAATACCGTCCTACCTTTCCACGAAAGTACAAAGGTGATTATCATAACATTATTTATAGGTCTTCGTGGGAGTATAAGTTCATGGTTTGGTGTGATAGGTCATCTTCTGTTACTGAATGGGGTAGTGAAGAGATAGTTATTCCATACATCTCTCCTGCTGATGGTCGTCGGCACAGATACTTTCCTGATTTCTATGTAAAAATAGGACGCAAGAAGTATATGGTTGAGGTTAAACCTCTAAGACAGACTAAACAACCTAAGAAACAAAAGAGACAAACTAAAGCATATATCACAGAGGTTGTTACCTATGCTATTAATCAAGCAAAGTGGGAAGCAGCTAAAGAATATTGTAAAGATCGTGGATGGGAGTTCATGTTAATCACAGAAAAGGAGCTTAAAGTATAATGTTTGGTAAATTAATATCATCAGTTACTTCAAACTTATTCAACTCAATAGGTCCTGCATTTGATCAGACACTGCAAGATTATGCTGCAGCATTTAACTCCAAGTATAATTTGTTTGGAGGATCAGTTCCTAATCAACAAGATGCTAGAGATAGTTCTTTCCAAGAGTTCCTTGCGTTCTCTAGAAAACTACAGAACAATCCTAGTTACACTAACATGTACTCGGTGCATTTTCTTACACCCTCCATGTTTGGTAGTCAACCAGGTTGGTCTTTAAGTAATAATGATGAGGCATTCTTATTAGATTACTATTGTGATAGCGTAAGTTTACCTAGTAAACAGATGGCGACTGGACAATTAGTTACAATGGGTTCACCGCACAGATATATTACTGGTACTAACTTCAGTCAAGTAAGTATGACATTCAAGGTTCCAGCTAACCATAAGACAAGAACACTTTTTGAAAGATGGATGGCATTCACAAGGAATGATGCAGATCAATATGTAGATTTCTATGATAATTATTGTGCACCTGTAGTAAGGATATTCAAATGGGAGAGAGGAGGAGGAAATATACTTAGTATTTTTGATAAAGATAGGTGGGCATCATACGTAAAGAAATGTGGAACTGGACAGGGATGGCTTGGAATGCCACAACGAAATCGTATCGTTGCTATGTGGGAACTGAGACAGGTGTTCCCATTTAATCTAGGTTCAACTCAGTTGAATAACATGGAGTCAAGAGTTAATACACTGACTGTAGGATTTTATTTTGAACGATATAGATACTATGTTCCATCGTATACCGACTGGGGAACTCATGAAGCACATATTCCTGGTGATCATCAACACGATCCTAGAAAGGCATCTGTTAGAACAGTAAAGGATAGATCTAAGTGGATCACATATAACTTCTAGAACCTCCCTAAATAATTGTACTGAATTGAAATTATTATGGCATTACCGACCTTAGTAACCCCAAAATTTAAAATGAAACTACCGTCTGACGGTAGAGTTGTAAACTATAGACCATTCCTTGTCAAGGAAGAGAAAGTTCTATTAATTGCTACTGAAACTGGCAACCAAGATAGTATTGTGAATGCTATCAAAGATATCATTGCAGCTTGCACTGATATTAAAGACGTAGAAGCACTACCAACATTTGATATTGAATTTGTATTCTTACAGATCAGAACCAAGTCTGTTGGTGAGAGTGTAGATGTAGGTGTGACCTGCCCTGATGATAATGAAACACAGGTAGAAGTTAAGATCCCTCTTGATTCTATCAAAGTTAAGAAGACTAAAGGTCATAGCAGAGAGATTAAGATATCAGATGAGATCTTAATTACTATGGACTACCCAAGTCTTGATACATTTGTTAAAGCAAACTTCGTTAATGACGGTCAAGATGTAGATCAAATCTTTGAGATGGCAGCAAGTTGTGTGAAGAGTGTCACTACACCAGAAGAAGTACATGACTGTAAGAACATGCCTCATAAAGAAGTGTTAGAATTTTTAGACTCAATGAGTTCAGCTCAGTTTAAAGATGTTCAACAATTCTTTGAGACAATGCCTAAGTTAACTCACACACTTAAGGTTACTAACCCAAACACTAAAGTAGTGAGCGACGTTACACTAGAAGGTCTAGCATCTTTTTTCGGATAGCCCTTCTCCATAATACACTGAGACAGTATTATGATACTAACTTTGCATTAATACATCATCACAAATGGCATATAGAACACATTGAAAACCTTATGCCTTGGGAGAAGGAAATCTATGTCACAATGTTAATCGACTTCTTAAGAGAAGAAGAGAAACGAATGAAGGATCAACAAGCAGCTCAACAAGCAAGTGGCTAACCCAAAAATAGACCCTTACAAATTAGTTAATCCTAGCGGAAGTGGTAAGAAGACTCTTGCTTCTAACGGTCCTAGGACTAATCTTTTAGCGGTCAATCGTCTTGGGAAGACTGTCAATAGTATTGGTGTTGTAGTAAAAGATCTTCATGAGATATCTCTTGCATCTATCAAAGTTGATAAGATGAGGGAGGTAACTGAGCGTCGTAGATTACAACGTGAAAGAGATCAAAGAAATGAAGACGAGTTTGAAAGACAGAATGCCTTAAAGGGGAAAGGTATTGGTAAGATAAAGAAATCACAGATAAAGAAACCAAAGGAGAGTGCTCTTGTAAGTTTTGGTAAGGCACTCTTTGGTGGTGTACAGGGACTATTACTATCTGCAATGCAATTTGTTGCAGGTCTTGTAAATCTACTTGCTATAAAAGGTCTCCTAACATGGATGTCAGATGCAGGAGAGATAAAAAAGATAGCAGTCTTCTTAAAGAAATTAAGTTTTGTAGTCAAGAAGTTATATGGATTTGCAAAGGGTAGTGTAACCAAAATACTAGATGGATTCTCTGCATTAGTTGATGGTAACAATAGTTTTTGGGGTAGGTTAAAAGGTTTAGGAACATTACTACTAGGGATAGTAGGACTACAAGCGTTGTTAAATCCATTTGGATTGATGGATTCTATCCTTCGCATGTTGAATCTGGATTTTTATAATCCAAACAGACAATCTCGTACTAACAATAAGAACACATCTAATAGTAATAGTAGAGTCAACAGTAGAGTCAAGGATTTTAGTAAGAAAGTAAAGACAGGTAACAATCCTATCTTTAAAAAGTTTGGTAAGAATGGTGAGAAAGTATATCGTGACGCACTTAAGAACGGATTAAGTAGAGAGCAAGCACTTAAAAGAGTACAAAGATTAGCAAATAAAAATCCATCTGCATTTAAGCCGCCACCTAAGACATCAGGTCTCTCACCTACCACTGCACCTAAAGGTAAAATCTTAAGCAAAGGATTGAACAGAGGGTTTGGTCGTGGTGCTTTAAAGTTTCTTGGAAAAAATAATGTAAAACTTCTTAGTAATGCATTTAAAAATACCTTTGGTAGAATACCTATCTTTGGTTCACTTTTAACAGCCGTATTTTCTATACTAAATGGTGATCCTTGGGACAAAGTAATATTTAAAACACTGGGTTCAGCTGTCGGTGGAGCATTAGGTACATTCATACCAGTACCAGGTATAGGATCACTCATAGGTATGATGGGTGGTGAATATGTTGGTGAGTTATTATACATTGGATTCAAAGGTGGTGGCTGGAAGGCAGCAGGTCAGAAGTTAAAAGATGACATGATGGGTCTGTTCAGACAGTTCACCAAGATGTTGAGTTGGATAAAGAGTGGATGGACAAGATTCTATAAAGGTATTCCTAAGTTTAAGATACCAGACTTCCCTAAAGATCCTCCTAAATGGATCCCTAAGTTAACACCATTTAGAAATAAGATCTGGGCAGGTGCTAAGGTAGCCATGAAGGCTATGCTTGGTCCGTTTGGCATGATGATGGGTAAAGAAATACCCAACGTCTTCTGGATGGCAAACCTTACTGGTAACACATTCCCATTACTACACAAATCATTCTTCCCAGAAGCAGGAGATGCAGGAGAAGGTAAGGTTGAAACTGGTAAGAAAATGGATGGTGTCGCAGGTGATGGCACTGATGGTGAAGGTAATCTTGCTGGTACATCAGGAGAAACTACTGGTTCGGAAGCTGAGGGTGATAGTAGAGGAGTTCCTATAAAGAATAGACGCGGTAGAATAATTGGTTATAAAAAGGATGGTGTAACAACTCCTATTGGACAAGTCAATGCAATACAAAAGAAAAATATAAATCCTTTCCTTGACTATAAATTTACTCCTTTTGTTCCGCAAAGTGAATACAAAGGTGTAGAAACAGACAACGAAAGGTATGGTGATACATTCCCAGAAGGATCATTTAGTATCACTCCTAAAGAAAAGAAGAAAGAATATGTAAGTCCATATGAAAGAAAGCATGGTAAGAAACATAACCCATTAGAGGGTATAGATTTTGGATCTTCCTATAAGACAAAACCTTTTGTACCTGAGGAAGAATATAAAGGTGTAGAGTCAGACAACGAAAGATATGGAGACACAATGCCAGAGGGTGCCTTTGGTATTGGATCTAAGAAGACAGATACAGCAAAGAAGAAAAAGGCTTGGTGGAATCCATTTGGTTTTGAAACTGGTGGTAAATTATTAAGAAGGTTACCTCGACTAAACACCAAGCAGTTCTTCTTTGGTAGGATATTCAGAGGTGTTACTAAAGCAATTAGTGGTGTAGTTAAAGGTGTTACTAACGTTGTAAAAAGTGTAGTTAGTTCACCTATCGGTAGTATTTTAGGAACTATTGTTCCAATAGTATTTCCTCCTGCTGCACCATTTATAGGTGCTGTTCGTGCTATAGGTGCTGCTGCATCTGGTGATATATTTGGTGCAATTACTGGTGGTATCGGTGCTCTAGGTGGTATGTTCCCTGGTACTTTTGGTGGTGTTGCAGATAAGTTTGGTAACTTCATGTCTAATAATCCATTTGGTAAAGCATTAGGTGGGTTTATGCAGGGAGGTATTGGTGGAGCATTAGGTGGATTGATGGGCGGTCTTGGATCAATATTACCAGAAGGTGTATCAGGAATGCTTAATAAGTTCGGTGGGTTCATGAAAAAGTTCCCAGCCGTAGGTGGACTCATTGGTATGATACCTGGTGTTGCTAACGTACCAGGTTTGTCTCAGTTATTTGGTTTAGATTCCTTTGGTCCTCATGGTTTCTCACCAATGGGATTGATAGGTAACATTGCAGACAGTATGGGATTTGGTGGACTGTTTAGAACTATCACAGGTATGATGGGAGCAGGTGGTCCTGGTGGACTCGTTAACGGTCTAAGAAATATGGCAGCTGAATTAGGTGTCAAACCAGAGGTGCTTGGTATCATGTCACAAACTGCAAAGTCTATGAGTAATAAGAAAGGTGGTATGTCAAGAGAGTATGCTATGCAGTCATCACTTGAGTTCATACCAGTTCCTATGTTACTAGAGAAGTTGGTAGAGATTCAAACACCTGTTCCTATACCTAGGATGGTACCTGTTCCAATGCCACAACCTGCTCAAGCATAATAAATATACATATGGCGATATCTAAAGACACCAAAATAAATGTTTATAAGTTAATCTCTCCAAATATTGCGAAGGGTGCTGCGGCTGGTGCTGCCGATAAAGCATCAGCATCTTATCAGATGAAGAGCATTGAAGCATATAATAATCTTGGAGCATGTATTAATTCTATTGGTGGTGTTGTTGCTGATATAAAAAAGATAGAACTAAAAAGATTAGAAGACGAAAAGAAAAGACTAAGAGATACATTTGATCCCAAGTATACTAAGATAGAGAAACCTAAGTTCGTATCATTTGTTAATGAGTTTGTAGGTAGGAACGCACCTAATTTCTTAAAAGGTTTACTACAAATTCTTAGTGGGTTTATTAAACTAGCAATAATAAAACCTGCGTTAGAATGGTTGTCGGATAAAAGGAACCAACAAAAGATAGTCAATGCTATTGAAGCAATTTACAAAGCGTTTAAATGGATTAGTAATTTTATACAGAAACGGATCGGAGGAATAGTTGACGGGTTGTATGATCTCTTACGGGATGATGCTACATGGTGGGAACGACTAACTGGATTTGCTAGGTCATTTGTAAACTTAGGTGCTATCTTTGTAGGAATAAGATGGTTAACTAATCCTGTTAAGTTGATTAAAGATGTTAGGTTTGTACTAACAACATTCTATAGATCATTAACTAGATTTTCTAAAGGATTAAAAACAAGAGGAAGATTTCCTGGTGGTTGGAAAGGTAAAGCATTAGGTGCAACCATTGCAGTTGGCACAACTCTTTGGGGTGCTAATAAGATCAAACAGATGGGTGCTGATGATGAAGCTGATGAAGAGATGTCAACAGGTGGTTACCGTCAGGCACCATTAAAAAAAGTATTACCTGGTTTTGCTACTGGTGGTTGGATCTCTGGTCCTGACTCAGGTTATCCTGTGTCTACAAGTCCTGGTGGTGGTAGTCCTGAGTTTATCGGTCATGGAACTGAGTATGTAGCGAAGAAAAATACTGGTGAGAGTTTTGTTATACCATTTAATAACTTTGCTACACGACAATTACCTGGTCTTACTGAAGCAAACTTAATCCAAGCAAAGCAGCTTGGGTTTGACATGCCACGACTTAGTGACAAACAATTCTTCTTAGGTAAGATGTTTAGCGGTATCAAATCTGGTATCGGTAATATGTTTAAGAACACTAGTCTTGGAGGGACTAGTGGCATAGGACCTGTAGCAAACGGATCATCCTATGGTGCGATGCTAAAGGGAGCATCAATGGGCATAGACTACAAGAATGGTCGTGCAACAATGGGATCTGTCTTAAAGTCCCCACTCCTTACAAACGTAATAGGTAATGTATTTGGTGGTAAAGCAGGTAATATTGCAGGTACATTACAGACTGTCTTTGGTGGTGGAGGTAGTGGTGAAGGTGGCAAGGCAACCTTCGGGGACATCCTCAAAGGTGGTATTAATATAGCAAGTCAGTTCATGAAACCAGGTAGCAAAGCAGCTAACTGGATGAGTACTCTCGGTGGTCTTGGCATGACAATGTTCGGACCAGGCACTGAGGGAATGACCTTCGGTCAAAGACTTGGACATCTTGGTAGAGATTTCCTTGGCAAGATGGCAAACAATATGGGTGGTCCTCTTGGCAATATCATGGGAACCATGATGGGTGCAGATGGTGGAGGAATGAACCAAGCATTAGGTAATGTTCTCGGTGCATCTGTAGGTGGAGGAGGAGCTGGTGGTCAAGGTGTAGATCAAAAACTTGTAGGTGGTGGACAACAGGCAGTAGTAGAGGCAGGTCGTGGATTCTTGAACCAAGGATACACAGTTTATAATCATAAAAACTTTAAGAATAATAGATGGAGAAAAGGACCTCCTAATAGATCAGGATACGATCCATCTGGTAAACAAAGAAGAGGTAGAGGTGGTTTATATTCTAAGAACCTAGCATTTGATGTCAGTTGGCACGGTAAAGGTGATAAGACATCTAAGTTACAGATGGTTGCTGATCAAGCGTACGGTAATAGAAGAGGATTAAAATTAACTTCTATCATTGGTAACAAGTGGGGTAAATGGATCTTTGGTCGTGATAAGAAGGCACCAGGTTCTCATGGTGTAAGAAATAAGATCCAGTTTGGTTTCGGTGACAATCAGGTTGCAGGGTCAGGCAACATTGGTATGAGTGGAAGTGACCTAGAGCAAATGAAGACTGTCATAGCTCAGTCATCTGGTGGTGATCCAAAACAGATGGCAATTATGGCTAGATCCATAATGAATCAGGCAGGTGTAATTGATCAAGGAGCAGGTGCTAACTTCGGTGGTGCACAAACTATGGGTGATATCCTTAGTAAGATTCAAGGTTCATTCAATCCAGACGCTCAACTATCACCTTCTCTATCTAATAAAGCATCAGCAGCGATCTTTAAAGCAAGTGATACTAACTGGATGACCTCTATGTTAGGAGGAGAAGGATACTCTGAGCCTCAAACAATGGCACTGTTGAACTCTACAACGTTTAAGAACACTGGAATATACAATAAGGGTGACGACTCATCACAAATAAAATTTGGAGAGACTGTCTTTAGTACTGAGGGTAATAAGTTCTTCAATGATTACATGAAGAACACTGATTTAGGTGTAGCAAATGGGGAGAACCCAATGTTCCCTAGCACAAAAGAAACTTCTACTAAAGCATATCAAAAGAATAAAAGAGGTAGTGCTTTCCAATCTAGCACTAACTATGGTGGTGGTCAGACTGGTGCATCATCAGGTAATGCATCATCAGGTAGTATATTAGGCACACCCTCTGGTGGACAACAGAAACAGGGTAATAATCAATCTCAAGAAAGACAAGAAGCGTATGCTCTTAAGAAGGTATATAGTGATAGATCATATGCAAGAGAGCAGATCACAGAGAGAACAAGGAGACTTGTTGCTGAAACTATGGCTGCTGTTGAAGCACATAACGCATCAGTAAGAGCAAACGTTGCAGCTGCAGCATCCGCAGTTGAAAGGTTGAAGTCAGGTGGTGGAGGAATGCGAGGTCTAATGGGTGCCAAGGCATCATTAAATGCTGCCAACTTACAAAGTAATTTCAGTGTCGCTAAGTTTGCCTAATCATGCCAATTAGTAGAAGTAATGTAGGAGAAATTGAATATCGTTTAAGTCTGTATAGAGATGGAGAACGTCTATCAAATACAGAGGGTGCTTTTAACTTGTACAATTTCTGTAGAGGATTTGAAATTCGTGAGAGAATTGATAGGTCTACTATAGAAGCACAGTTTGTTTTTGAGGATGCTGCAGGTATCATCAACATGATGACAGGACATGAGGAATTGAAACTACAAATCACATCCTCTATTGTTGACAGGACATATAACTTTAGAATATACTGTGTTCACTCACGTTCTAGGACTAACAATTCTAATGATGCATTCCTAGTGGAGGCATGTTCTACAGAGTTTATAACTAACGAGTCTGTTAGTGTCTTTGGTCAATCAGAAGTAATATTCCAAAATCCAGAAGCAAGTTCTATAGTAGAGAAACTATTAAAGGAAAGAAGATATCTCAACACTTCAAAGAAGGTATTTACTGAGGATACTATTAATAATCAAAAGTTTACTGCACCTAACTGGAGACCTATGGATACAATCTATTGGTTGGCACAGAGGAGTGTACGAAAGTCTAGAAAGGGTGGAGTATTACAAAATGGATTCTTATTCTATGAGAATGCTTTAGGTTATCATTTTAGATCCGTTGATGGTTTGATTGATGATATTAATGATCAGACATTTGATAAGCAGACTAATAAAATTACAGGTAAACCAAGATGCTACAAGTATCACTACAGTCCTAAGAAAGTTGATAACACTGGTGCTGATGCCTTTACTATCTCTGGTATTACATTCCCAAGAGAGAAGCATCTCTTAGAACTGATGAGGGATGGTAGTTTCTCTGGTTTCTCAGTTGGATTTGATCCTGTAACTCTAGGGTCATCTAAGATGGGTTCTAGTACAGAGTTGACTACAGATGATCCTCACTATGAATTAGATGAGACATGGGATAAGATGTCACACTTAGATGGTAAGAAAACTGTAAACCCATTGACTCAACTAGATCCATCAGTGCATAAGATGGTGTCGAAACCGAGAAGAATTAGGTATTCATTTTTACCAAATCAAACATTTGATCCTAAGTTTATAAACAATCCTCAAGCAAACTATCAAGAGTTGATAGACTTACAGGCATATCAGTTCATGAGACTGGAGTCATTAAAAAATATACAGTTAAAGATTACAATACCAGGCAACCTAGACTTGTATGCAGGTGGTGGAATAGATGTCATCATACCTGCTAACTTTAAATCTGGTAGACAAACACCATTAGACAGGAAATATAGTGGTAGATATTTGATATCGTCAGTGACTCATAACACAACAGGTACAGTTCTCTACACCGAACTAGACTTACTTAAGGACTCTGTGTTAAGATAAATAATAGTATAGTAACGGAGTTAGCTATGATTGAAACCGAATTTAAAGGTATCGGAGAAAATCCTCAAGCGAAAAGAACTCACGACCTTGACCATGAAGTCTACCTTGATCCTAAAGATGGTAAGGAGCATATTAATCATGGTATGTTAGAGTATACGAAGTCTGAACTCGAAGAAGTTCATGCAGACTATGCAAACTATCATAAAGATGATGTGATAGATCCTAATGAAGGAAGGATCAATGATTGGCACACTAGACATGAAGACAAGCATCTAGAAATTTACTGTGACAATCATCCAGACGCATTTGAGTGTCGTGTTTACGACGACTAGTTCTTTAGTTTGTAATGATTTTTGATGAATATCTGTTAGGACATTGGACTAACAGGTCACAAGCACAATCTAATCCCCATAAAGTTGCCCAGACAGAGGTGATCTGGGCAAAGGAAGGAGATTGGTATACCTCTTTGAATTTTTACAGAGTAGATGGTCCTCACAAACCATATCGTAATAAAAAACACAAGATAGAAATAGTATCAGATAATTATGTCATCATGCAGAACTATAGACTAGATGGTTCTCGACATGAGGAATGTGATATGCATTTTAGATTTGAATCTGAACATTGGAGTGGAAAATTAGACAGCGATAAATGTCGAGGAGAGAAGGGGTACAGGGTTGTGTCAGAAATATATCTCTACGGAGAAAAGTTATTGTCAAGAGACAAGGGATTGAATCAACAGGGCAAGATGGTATGGGGTAGCGAAGAAATGTATAAGTTCGTCCGTATATAATTCGACCTTTGATTCCCATATAAGTCGAAAAAAAATTCGCCACATTTTTTCGCGTGTAAGGTTTTTTATATTACAAAAAACTGAAGAAAACCTTAAGACACTCGCGTTTGTGTGTATTTCAAGATAAAATAGAAGAGTAAATCAAATTAATGACATGAGTGGAGACACAGGAATGCATGAGCAACCCTTAAAGTTTTACTCCGATCACATGTCTGAAGCTAAAAGAATCATTATCGAAAAAACCTATTCTTATCAGAATCAGACTGTGGCTAATTCGGAATTATCCGATGAAGAGTGGATTGAGATGGTTGCCCTAAAACAAGCAATTAGCGAAAACCCCGCATCTGTACATCCTGATAAAATGGAGTATTATACAGAATTGGTGGTAAAGTCTGATGTGATGTATCAGACTAAACCTTGGAGGAAGGGAGGAGCGTTACAGGAATAAATAACTAAAAAACTGCTTAAAAATGAAGCTAGTTGACGGTATACAGAACGAGAATACATCAGGGTTTGTCGGAAAGGACGGTTTCTTTTGGTGGGTTGGTGAAGTTGAGGATAACGAAGATCCGATGGAATTGGGTCGTGTAAAAGTTCGTGTTCTTGGTTATTACACCAATCTACAAGGAGCAACCATTGCAGACCTTCCAACTAGTGCTTTACCTTGGGCAACGGTATTACAACATACCTCTCAGGCAGGTAATGATGGACAAGGGGAATCTACAGGACAGTTGCAAACTGGTGCTATTGTCATGGGTTTCTTTATGGATGGTGAAACTGCTCAAATGCCAATAGTTATTGGTGTTATGAGAGTCAAGAAATCTGAAGATACACGTAAAACACAGTCACTTGCCTTTACAGACCAAATTCCTGAGTTTGGAACAGCACCTAATTCATCTGCTGTTCATCCTGCAGAGAAAAACACTAATAAACCAATACAACCATTAAGACAGAGTACACATAATAGTGTTGCATATCCTGGTCAAACTACTACAGAATCAGGTGGTGATGGATCACCAAAAAACATAGGTATTGATATTCACGGTAGTTCATATAATCCAATAAAACCATTAGACCCTACAATGCCATTTCCTACTGCTAACGGTGTAGGAGGTGCTTGGAAGAGTTTAGAGTATAAAATGTCTTATCTAGTAGAGGATTTAGCACATACTACCTCTAGTTTGGTAAAAATCACAGATGGCAAGTATTTGGATATAGTTGTTGGTAAATACGTAAAAACAGAAGATTTAACAGTAAAAATAGATAATTTCTTGACAGTTATATACTCTCAAGTCATTTCTGCTATGAGACAAGCAACATCTACGTTAGCAACTAGTTTGCAGGTAGAAGCGTTACAGTCAGATGCTACTGGAATACCATTTGCATCATATAACTCAATACACGAAGCAGCAGAGACTATATTAAAGTCATTATGTCTAATAGACGCTAATATTGACACTTACAAGAAAGAACCATTAGATGTAGTTACAAATTACATTTCTGTATGTTTAGGTAACATGCAGACAAAAGAAGAGTTAGTAAAACATACAGTTGACGCTGTTATTAAGAGTATAGTTGACGAATCTACTAAAATTGTTAAAAATTTGAGTGATGTAGTAACTACTGTAAAAGATAAGGTAAAAACTACTAATGGATACAATATTATAACTGAGTGGGAGAAAGGAAGTGGTATATTTGAGTTAAGATCAGATTTATTCAGTCAAACTAGTACAAACCTAACTGGTTTAATGAAAATCTTACTAAAGTTCCGTTCTAGTGATTGTAATAGAGTTGCTAGTGGAAAAGACCTAATTGGTTGGTTCCCTCTATTTGGTTGCACTCGTTTAACAGGAAAAGACTTAGATAGTATCAATACAATAAGAGGAGATGACTTATTTGGATCTATGTTTAAGGAAGCTGATCCAAACATGACATCTGCTAAAAGTCACATCAGTGGTGGTTATGATTTGCATCTAGGAACGCCAGGTCGTAAAGCGGACATTAGCAAGAAAGCAAATGGCACAACTCATACTTCTATAACCTTTAATAATGCTCATCTTTATGAAAAGAAAATAAGAGATGAATTAAGAAAGGCAGTTGATTATGAATCTCTATCAGATGAAGTTATAGAGGCAAAAGTCTCTGAATATGTTAATGAATCCACTAATCAAGAAGGTGATACTGGTTCTTTAGTGGCAGATCATATATCATATGCAGGAGTACTAACTCAAGAAGTTCATGGTGATGACTGTAAAATCGTAAATAAAGATTATGTTCGTAATATTGAAGGTGATTATCTACTAAAAATAACTGGTAATTGTCATATTGAAGTAGGAGGAGGATTTTACTTAGGTGCAGAGGGAGGAACACATAAACATGCTCTTAGATTTGGATCTGACGTTGATATGAATGTTGTAGGATCTAAATTTGAACTACAAGGGACAGAATGTAAGTTAGGATCAATGTCTACTAAGATTACTGGTAGTATATTTGAGAACTCTTCTTATCAGCAGACTATGAGTGGTATGGAGATTACCATGTCAGCAGAAAACTCTATAGAAATGGTGACACCTCATATACTTCAGTTAATCAATATAGAACAAAGCGAGACACCTAAAAAAGTCACAGGTATTAGGACAGTTATCAATGGTGGATATGAGACCATAATCAACCCAGTAGTACTAGAAAACTGGAAAGTGAACCTTTCTTCTACCGCTAGCTTGTATAACAATACCATTACCAACGGTAGATTCAGCATCGTTACGCCAAACTCAACCAATCAAAATACTGTCACAGGCAACTTGACCCTAGAGTAGTTCTTGTGCTAGTATAGATATATCAAAGGAGTAACAATGTTTGAAGATCTCAACGAAATTTATCTAGCACATGTTTTCGTAAACATTGCAAAGAGACAAATCAAGATCATTTCTGAAGATGGTTATGAGGACACAGTTACTTGGAAATTCGATGCCGAAGGTGCCGAAGGTTTCGCAGACACTACAACTGCGATGATTGAATCACTTGATAAAGAAATGTTGACTGTTTTCTAATGACTGACTTTCAAGAAATAACTGAAGAGGAAGCGGTAGACCAACTACCCTTCCTTTTAACAATGTGTGAGAGGAATAGAACTGTTTGGAAGATCAAACGGAAAGATGGTTCTGTAGCAATTCTTTCTCCTGTAAAACAATCAGGTCCTCCAGTAGACCCAGAGGTTCTATCAGTTGTTGAAGAATTTCGTAAGAGTATGGTTCTAGAACAACAATGATTGATGTTATTGATGATTTTTTTGAAGAGAGTGTACATCAACGATTGTATAACTTTTGCTTGAGAGCAAGTTATCGTTATGGTGAATGTGATGCATATGGTTTACCACCAGTAGGTATGGTTTCGGATATTCTACCTAACGGACATAAAAGTCCATATGATTTATTTGAAGAGTCTATAGAAAGAGAATTTAATATTTGCGATTTACCTTATAGGATGTATATTAATTTGTTTGCACCTAATGAGCAACCATTTTGGCACTCAGATGGTCAAACTGGATATACATTTTTATATTATCCTAACTTAGAGTGGAATGAAAACGATTTAGGAGAAACACAGTTTCTTATTGATGGTGAAATTAAGGGTATTCTTCCTAAACCTAATAGGATGCTTGGATTTGATGCTGATTTACTTCATAGAGCAACTACATTTAGAGATAAACATCGCTTTACTATTGCTATCAAGTACTCATGACTGAAAAATTCTTTATAGAACCTTTGTTCTCTAATTTTATTGCGTCTGATATATTAGATGTTGATTGTGATAAAATTGTAGAGTATATCAAGACTGTAGAACCAGGTTTACCACTTAACTTAAATGAACCTGCTATACATGATGTTATAGATGAAGTTCATAACTCTATTCCTGAGTTTATGAAGATATATGGTTTAGGATTGGAGTCAAGACCAAGAGTTACTACATGTTGGGCAAACAGAAATAATGCTTCTGAACCTTTAAAACCTCATCTTCATGGCACACATTGGATTAGTGCTGTATTTTATCCAGAGGCAGATGAAGAGTCACCAGACTTAGTATTAAAAAATCCAATTACAAATGTGATGGAATATGCAGTTCCATATCAATATCATGAACACGCAACTTTATATAATTCTGGAAGGATAAAAATATCACCTAAAAAAGGACTTTTAGTATATTTTCCTAGTTGGATAGAACATTGGGTAGATCCAGAGTGTCCTTCTACCAGTAATAGGTATAGTTTAGCGTTTAATATAACGTTAAATCACATATCTAAAGAGTATATTGAACACATATATCACCCTAACAATCAGTTAGGTGAAATGTTTAGTATAGTTAACAAAGAAAGGGATCGTACCCCTTATAAATAAAACCGTAGCCAATAGTGTAATTATTCGTGGGAACCAAGAAGATTTCTCAGTTGGAAACGATTTCAGATAGCAATATATCTGGAGAAGCAATTCTTCCTATTGTTGTTTCTGATCCGTTGATTCCTAATAGAAAAGCAAAAGTTAATCAATTATTCAGAGGTCTAGCACAAGGTAGCAAAGATGCACCTGGTCTAGCTTTTGACTTAGACAGAGATAGTGGACTATATCAATCAGCATATAACCAAATAGGTATTGCCTTTGGTGATGGTGGTTTGTATATGACACGTCTTGATAACGGTAATAGTAGTACATCATTATATGTTACTGCTATTGATGATACTGCAAACAATACTGATATAGTTTTCGCACCGAAAGGAACGGGATCTGTAAAAGTAACGGGTCAGTTTTTGATGTCTGATGAACAGTTTTTGTTAGAAGATGCTCAAGGTCCCAAAATTAGATTTGAAGCAGGTAATGTAGGAACTGGTAGTAATACTAGAATTATGACATTACCAGAGATAACAGCAGGTAATGGAACTACTCTTGTAGGTGCAGACACTACACAAACACTGACTAACAAAACTCTTCTTATTGATGAAGATAACTTTGTTATCATTGATGGTGCAGAGGAAGCAATATTCCAGATTAACTGGCCGACTACATCAGGAACTCGTAGATCTTATTTTCTACCAGATGCAGGATCTGTAACAACTACCGCAGAACCTACTGCTACATCATCTACACTATTAGACACAAAGACAGAACAAATTATTCTGTCAAAAACACTAGTAAGTCCTAAAATCTCAAACTCAGCTGAGACTAGTGCATCAACAGCTCAGTTTAACGCAGGTGCGTTAACAGCAGATAGGACAATTACACTACCAGACCAAAGTTTAGAATTAGTTGGAACTGAAGCATCTCAGACTCTTAAGAACAAGATTCATGAAGATATAATTATTGCAGATTCAACTGATAATACTAGAAGGGTTACATTCTTTCTTGATAACTTAAACACTCTGACTAATGCTCAGATGAAGTTCCCATCTACATCACTACTAAATACTGGTGCGGGTAACCCATTATTCAGTACTATTGTTACTGAATTTGCTACACAGGTCATACAAAATAAGACCTATTATCGTCCAGTCTTAAAAGACGAAGCAACCGCTACAGGAACTGTTACTTTCAGAACTGATAACATCACTGCTGCAAGAACAATTAAATTCCCTGATGCTGATGCTACACTTCTTTCAACTGAGAACGTTACCTTAGACGACGTTGCATTTGGTGCAGGTTTAGCAGCATCACATTTAACTGGTCGAACAAGATTACAACAATACTTCTACGCAGGATTCTAATTAACAATGGCAACTCAAGGACTACTTGCACAACTTAAACCGACAGCTAACACGGATACAATTCTTTATGAAGGTCCTGTTGACAGTTCTGCAAGCACTCAATTAACAATAGCAAATGATGGTACTGGTTCAGCATATGATGTTGCCATTAAAGACTATTGTCAAAAAGTAACTTTAGATGCATCGACATATAAGTTACATAAAGGTGACATACTCACTCATTATCAAGTCGATTTAAACGTAGCATCACCATTATCGGTAACTGCTAATATTGCAGCAGGGACTCAGTTTATTTCAGCAGATAAAGAAAAGCATTTAAAGTTTGAATCATATCTAGTTCCTTCCTTAACTACAATATTTGTAAAGGTATTTTCAATTAGACAGGTAACACTTGAATCTACAGCAGGTGGATTTGCTGTTGGTGATACTATTACTAAAGGAACAGCACCTAATGCTACAACTGCTACTGTTTATGACGTATTTGATGATGTTGGAAACAACTTGATGATTCTTCAAATAGGTCCATCAACTATAAATGGAACAGGAACTGAATTTGCAGACGGTGATTCAGTATCAGTAGGAACTAACGGTGCAGGTACAGTCTCAACTGGTGGTGTAGGAACTGCTAATAATGAATTTGTATTTTCTACTACAACTGCAGGTGGAATTTATAAGATGTATGTCAATGAAGCAATAGAGGTATTTACTGATAGAACTTATAGATTTGATGTTGGTGACACTACTATGAGTGGTAGAGATTTTAAATTATCAGTTGAGGCAAACGGAGAATGGGGACCTGATGGAACTGCAGGAAACATAGATGATGGAACTGAATATACTACTGGTAAAACTACTAGTGGTAGTGCAGGTGATGGTGCTAATGGATATGTTCAATATGATTTTTCTGCCAACTCAAACGCAACTGCAGCATACTATTATTATGATGGTGGCACAGGAACTGCATCTAACTCCAACTATGGTGGTTCAGACAGAGTTTTACAGACTAGCACAAACTTTACCTATAACGGTTTTTGGGCATATGATGTTCATGGAACATGGACAGCTACTGATACATTCACTGTTGGTGGATCTACTTATACTATAGCTGGCACAACACCTGGTGCTTATGGTTATGTTCGTGATTACACTGGATCAGTTCTTAAGTTTATAAAAGGTGTAGGATCACCTGATATTACAACTTCTGATACATTCTATGATGTACCAGCTCTTGCAGGTGGTGCTCGTTCAATCATGAGTGTCAACTCTATTGATGTTGCATCAAATGCAGTTGAAGCATCACATTATATTACTCAAGGTACTACTAATGGTAATAATGAAGTAGATAGGATCACTTCATTAGTCATAGGACCTGGTGAGACAGTTGTTGTTAAATCAGTGACTGCTAATAATGTATTTAATTTGATAGGATTCGAGGATTCAACAACCAGTTTCCCAACTCAAACTTACACTGCTGACTCTGAAGGTGGCGGTGGCGGTGCACCATAATAAATAACTAAAAGGCGAATAGTTAAATGTCCCTAACGAGATTAAAGAATATTATTACGTCCAGAACTGGACGTATAATCTACGTAAACCCTGACGATTTTGACGCATCTGATGCTATTGATAATAGGGGTAATTCAGCGTTGCGTCCTTTCAAATCACTACAAAGGGCATTTTTAGAGGTAGCAAGATTTTCATATAGAGTTGGTCTTAGTAATGACGAGTTTGATGCTTTTAGTATCATGCTATATCCTGCTGAGTATGTGATTGATAATAGACCAGGCGAAGTATTATATACTAACGTTGCACCTATTGATGAGAACTCAAACCTAGATTTAACTTCACCTAATAACGTTCTTTATAAATTTAATTCCACTGAAGGTGGTATTATAGTTCCCAGAGGTTGTTCTGTTGTTGGAACTGACCTTCGTCGTACAAAAATTATTCCAAAATATGTTCCATACCCTACTATCTACGCTGCAAAAGGTATTAACACCGAAGATCAAATCCCCCCAAGAACTGCAATCTTCAAAGTTACTGGTGGTACTTATTTCTGGCAATTCTCTTTCTTCGACGGTGCTGAAGAGGGTGTATACTTCAAACCTGATTCCACTGAAACACTAGCACCTAAGTTTTCACATCACAGACTTACATGTTTTGAGTTTGCTGATGGTCTTAATACTTTATCAAGTCTTATATCTAATGGAACTGTTCCTAATGCTGACTATTCAGCTGTTCCTAACATCTTAGAAAGAACAGACTTAGACATATACTATCAAAAAGTATCAAAAGCATTCGCAACAATTCCCGATACATCAGGTGACCCAAGTGCAGACCAAATACAGGCAAGAGTTGAGGAAAACAGAATCGTTGGTCCTATTTCTGATGAATATAGGGTATTACAGATTACAAGAAATGGTAACACTGCAACTGCTGTTACTGTTGACGAGTTTGATAACCCAAGAAATCACGGATTCTCTGTTGGTGTAAACATTAACGTTAGTGGTGTAACTGGTTCAACAGGTCCTCAGTCAGAAGTTGACGCAAGTTTATATAATGGATCATTTACTGTTACATCTGCATCTGGAAACGTATTTACGTATCAGATGTCAAGTGAACCAACTGGTAACGCAGTAGGTACAAACATTGGAGTTAAGACTGAGATTGATACAGTTGACTCTGCATCTCCATACGCATTTAACCTATCACTAAGATCAGTGTGGGGTATGAACGGTATGCATGCAAACGGTGCTAAAGCAACTGGTTTCAAATCAATGGTTGTGGCACAGTTTACTGGACTGTCACTACAAAAAGACGATAGAGCATTTGTAAGATATAATAGTTCGACTGGTAATTATGATGTAGCAACAGCAGGTGATGGTGTACACTTAGATGGATATGCTGAGTACAGAAAAGGATGGGGACATAGACATATTGTTGCATCAGATGACGCATTTATACAGGCGGTTTCTGTGTTCGCTGTGGGATACTTTGCACACTTTACATGTGAGCGTGGTGCTGACATGTCAATTACTAACAGTAACAGTAACTTTGGTAATACAGCATTAAGAGCAGCAGGATTTAAGAAGAAATCATTCTCTAAAGATAAGTCAGGTGCATTAACACATGTTATACCACCTAAAGCACTGAATGTTATTTCTACAACTGCAACTGGTAGTAATGGTTCTAATACTATTACACTAGCTAATGATGGTAGTGTTAATGGTATTATTGAGGGTATGCTCGTTTCTGGAACGGGAATTGGAGAAGGTGCATTAGTTGGTGCTGTTAATACTAATACTAGAGTTATCACACTTGATACTGTCAATACAGCAGACTTAGCAAACCAAAACGTTATATTTGGAGAAGAGACATCAGTTAACTGGGTTAACATTGATATTCCAAGAACAAAAGCAATTAACTCTTCACTAGCAGGACAAGGTGGAACGCCAGGTACTAGACTATACTTGTATGGTTATACTGTTGAACAATCACCACCAACAACAAGAGTTCAAGGATATACAATCGGTGCTAGACAAGATGGAACTGGTAATACAGCAGTAGCAGATAAAATTAACTGTTTACTTGTAGCATCAGGAGCAACAGAAGCAAGTGTTCATTATGCATCTATATCACCTTATGGACCTAATGTTTCTGGTGTATCAGCAGGAGAAGCTGGATCACCGATCCAGTATGATGCAAACTTATATACTATTAATGGTGTAGCAGGTCAACCAGGTGGTTGGTATCTATCTGTTAACTCAGTAAATAATACCATTTACACTACATTATCAGTTAACACGATCTATAATACTGTTAACTTTACACCAACTACATTCTTAAAGAGGATCCCTGATCCAAGAAACCTTGCTGACAGAACATATCGTGTAAGATATGTAATTGATAAGGATAAGACTAATCCATTACCTAGAGACCCTATCTCTGGTTATGTTATGCAACCATTGAATAGTGACACAACATCATATAAGTTAGACAAATGTTTCTATCTTTATGATATTAATGTTATTCAAGAATTTGAAAGAGGTGTTGCAGATGGTATCTATTATCTGACTCTCTTGTGTGCATCTATCGCACCAAGTACATCTAACTTTAATGATAGATTCTTCTCTCAAAACGTTAATGAAGTTTATCCTACATTTGACAGAGATAATCCACTTGCAGACCCAGATGCTGCTGTATCCATTGCTGATAACGTTACTATTGGATTAGTTAATGCTACAGATGGAGCAACTCCACCAAATATGGATCCTCAAAGATCTATTACTAAAGAATGCACAGAGTTCTTACTTACAGATACAGGTTGGACACAACCAGGTACTACACCTAACTATGACTCAGTTAACAAGAGACTATCTAATATTGAGTTAACTGCACGTGCAGGTGATGAAGAAACTCGAAAGATTAATATAAGGGAGAATAATGATGGAACAGTCGCACCAATCAACGTTGAGTTTAGACGACACTCAATCCTTAGATCAGGTAACCATACGTTTGAATACCTCGGTTTCGGTCCAGGTAACTACTCCACAGCATTCCCTCAGACACAGGTCGAGACTCTTACACAGAACCAAGTTAGATTCTCACAGTCAATTAAGGAAGAAGGAGGAGTCAGTTTCTACTCTGGTCTTAACTCCAACGGTGACCTATTCATCGGTAACCAAGTTATCAACCCAGTTACAGGTCAGATAACTAATGAAGATATTGCACAGTTAAACGTTATTGGTGAAGAGAACACAACTATTGAAACGTTCTCTGAATTGGTGTTAACTGATAAACTAACAGTTATTGGTGGTGCATCAAACCAGTTAGAATCTATCTTTGCAGGTCCTGTTACCTTCCAGAAACAAGTAACATCACAGGATAATATTTCATCAAGAAAACTATCATACTATAACCAAGATGGTACTGTTATTAAACAGACACTACTTGCACCAGAAAATCAAGCAGGAAATGCACCTGATTTATCTGCTATTACAAACTATAATACACCTGCAGATGGTGACTTAGTTTATAATATCAACTGGAATCCTGGTAAATCACTTGGTTGGATCTACTTTAATCAAGGATGGAAAGAGTTTGGTCTTACAAATACAAAAGATATTAATATAGAGGAATATAGTGGTAACACTGTTCTTGGTTTAGGAACTGCACCTAACCAATACTATAGAGTCAAAGCACTTGGTAATATATTAATTGATGGTGACTTAGTTGTTACTGGTAACGGTGGTGTTGGTTCTGATAAGTATATTACCAGAACATATACTGGTGATGGTGTTACATTAACATTCGCACTGACAGTTTACACACCAGGTCCTAATGGTCCTATTCAGCACAGTGCTAGCTCAGTACTTGTATACTTAAATGGTGTAGCACAAATTGGTGGCACTAATTATACAGTTGATAGTAATGGTGCTAACGTTGTATTTGGATCAGGGGATGCACCTTTAGCGACTGATACAGTTCATATTGTTGAATTACCTATCTAAATAAATAACAGGGGTTGGAGTTGTAACCTATGGCAATCACACGGATTAGCGGAAACCAAATAGCAGATACTACAGAGGCAGTTATTACTACTCTTAGTTTTCTGAATACTAATAGTGTATTTCGTTTACCAACTGGAACTGAAGCACAGAGACCGTCAGGTGTCTCTATCGGAACTATGCGTTTTAATACTACTGCTGATAGTGCAGAAGTATATGCAAATGACGATGGATCTGGAAATGCAGGATGGATCGAAGTTGGTGCGGGTGGTGCTGTTGTAGGTGATAAAGGACAGATCAGATGTAATAATGATACGATTGAAGAGAATTTAGATCTTGATCCTACGATAGGTAATGAATTTAAGATTGGTTATATGGCAGGTGATGTCACAGTGGGTAATGGTTATACCCTAACCATTGGTTCTGGGGCTACCCTATATATGATAGGTTCTGATCCTTACACCTAAATAGTTTTATAAATCGGATAGAAAATGAGTACACTACGAGTTGCTGCTATTAAAGATTTGACAGGGAATACTGGTTTCGTTCTGTCAGCCACTACAGTGCAGACCAATAATACATTGGTGATACCAGGAACCCTACAGATTGATGGTTCTATCACAGGATCAACAAATAGTATTTTGCCCTCACACTCAGGTCAAAGTGGTAAGATGTTATATACCAATGGGACAAGTCCTTATTGGGATAACCCACCATCTGCAGATAATATCTCAAGTATGAGTGTATTTACATCATCAGGTACATGGAATAGACCTGCGGATGTTAAGTATATTAAAGTTCAAGTTATCGGTGGCGGTGGAGCTGGTGGTGGACATGGAGAAGGTGGAGGAGCAGGTGGATATTCAGAGGAAGTTATTAACGTAGAAAGTATAAGTTCAGTATATTGCACAGTATCAGGAGAATCAAACGGAACATATTATAGAGGTGGAGCAGGTAATGGAGGTTCATCTTCATTCGGTTCTTACCTATCAGCATCAGGTGGATATGGTGCTAATAGAAATCACCAACATTGCGGTGGTTTAGGAGGAGTAGGTTCTGGAGGAAACTTAAATATCTATGGTGGTGGAGGAGACTCTCATCATGGTCGTTCATCAGTTGGTGGTGGAGGATTCTGGGGTGGTGCTGTAGCAGGTGGACATCCTCAAGGTGGAAACTTCAGTCATAATCACCAGTCACACTCAGCACCTGGCTCAGGTGGTAGTGGTGGTTACTTTAACTCACACAGAGGGTCTAATGGTAGACCTGGCATGATCGTTATTACACACTTTAAATAAATGAGTAGTTTAAAAGTACTAAACATATATGATGTCTCAGGAAACTGTGGTCTAACTAGAAGTGGTTCTCAATGGACTATTACTAGAAATGATGGTGGTGACAGGAAATTAACTGTCAGTACTTTACAAATAGATGGTAGTGTTACTGGTAATCAAACAGCAAGATTCCTACCGTCACAGTCTGGTAATGCAGGTAAGGTTTTAAAATCTAATGGAAGTTCTCCTTATTGGGAAACATTCTTAGGACCTCAAGGTAACTTAACCAGTATGAGTGTGTTCACATCAGGTGGCACATGGTCACGTCCATCAGGAGTTCGTTATGCTCACGTCCAAGTTATTGGAGGTGGAGGAGGTGGCGGTGGTCACGGTGAAGGTGGAGGAGCAGGTGGGTACTCCGAAGAAATTATTAATGTAGAAGGTGTGTCAACAGTATCAGTAAGCGTATCAGGAGAAGCAGGTGGAACATATTATCGAGGAGGTGCTGGAAATGGGGGATCCAGTTCGTTCGGAAGTTATCTCTCAGCTTCTGGTGGTTATGGTGCCAACAGAAATCACCAACACAATGGTGGTCTTGGAGGCATTGGATCGGGGGGTAATCTGAATATCTATGGTGGTGGTGGAGACCAACATCATGATGGTGGATCATCAAATGCTAACTCTGGAAGAGGATTCTGGGGTGCTTGTGTAGCAGGTGGTCACCCTCAAGGAGGAAACTTCAGTCATAACCATCAAAGTCATTCACCACCAGGTTCGGGTGGAAATGGTGGATACTTCAACGGTCATAGGGGTTCTAATGGAAGACCTGGCTTAGTTGTTGTAACTCATTACTTATAAATAACAACGAGGTATTATTCAGACAAATGAAAAAAGTTTTAGTATCTATTGAAGGAAGAGCAATGCAGATTGTTGATCCTGGTCAAGAGTTTGAAATTTACAATGGTCCAGATGCTAAGTTTGTCTGGGTTGATGTAGATAACGATAACATAACTCTAGATTGGACTCTAGAGTGGTCACCTGCCCAAGGTAAAATGATATGGATTGAGAGAAGTGGAAGTTATACTGATCCAGGTATGGCAAGGCAGGTTGCGTATGGAGAGGTGGGCGAACAATTAGACATGCTCTATCGAGACATTGCAGCAGGTAAAAGTTTAGATGCAAGTGATGCAGAGTGGTATCAGCATATTAAGAATATCAAATCCACTTATGTTAAACCAGTTGCTAAATCAGTACCAGCAACACCAACAGAATTAAAATCTTATTCGGAAACAGAAGAACCAGGTGCAGACAAGTTCCCTAAAATGTCTTATGCAGAGTTACCTGCATGGAAGAGATATGAAGGGTGGACAGATCCAAATGCATAGTGTATAATATATACTAGTAAAGTTATATTATGAAGGTTAATAAAATTTGCATCGTAGGAGGTGGCACCGCAGGTTGGATGACTGCAGCCACCTTTTCGCATCTAAATCCTGATAAAGAAATAACATTAATAGAATCACCTAACGTTCCTACTATAGGTGTAGGTGAATCTACTACTCAATTTATTTCAGAGTGGTTAAAACTACTTGAAATAAAAGATGAAGATTGGATGAGAGAATGTGATGCTACTTACAAGTATAGTGTCAGGTTTGAAAATTTTTCTGCAACAGAGGGAGCATTTCACTTTCCTTTTATAAACATAATAGAAACTCCATCATTAGATATATCTAATTGGTTCATACATAAAACATTAACAGATTGTCCTGTAGATACATTTGCAAAGTTCTATTGCCCTCACTATAAATCTATTGTAGAGAATAGAATTATTCAACAGGATGTTGATTTCTATAATCATAGAGTTCATAGAGGATTTCATATAGACGCAGCAAAGTTTGCTAATTGGTTGAGAATTAATAGGTGTAGAAAAGTTAATCATATCATTAAACATGTAGATAAAAGTATTCTCAATGAAGATTATGATTTGTTTGTAGATTGTACAGGATTTAAGAGTTTATTATCAGATGCGTATGACTATGAGAACTGGGATAAGTTTGATAAAGAATTACCTAACGATAGAGCATGGACAGTAAGACTACCTTATACAAATAAATGTGAACAACAAAGAGTTTATACTAATTGCACTGGTATGGACAACGGATGGGTATGGAATGTTCCATTAAGAAGTCGTATTGGAACAGGATATAATTTCTCATCTAAATTTGTGAGTGATGAAGATGCACTAGAAGAATTTAAAAAACATTTAGGTTATCCAAAAGAAACTATATCAGATTACAGATTAATTAAATTTAGAACTGGACTATCAGATAAACCTTGGAGAGGCAAAGTATTATCAATAGGATTAAGTGGTGGATTTATTGAACCATTAGAGAGTAATAGTTTATTGAGTGTACATAACTGGTTAGTTGAAGCATCTAAGGTGCTAACCCTACCAGTAATTAGAAAAGCAGACATCAATTACTTTAATACATATGTTAGAGAAAGTTTTATTAGTTTTAAAGATTTTGTAGCGTTACATTATCATCTTTCTACAAGAGAAGATACACCATACTGGAAATATCTTACTCAAGAACATGAATCAATACCATACACCAAACTTCCTGTAGAAAACTGGACAATGGGCAACTTATATGGAGGTGCTTTTATTTGTGCAGGGCATAACTATCATCCTTTTGATAAAGTTATGCTAGAATTATTAAAGAAGGATGGTAAATTTAATGAACAGGGATATTTCTCTGTTGCCAACTGGAGCCATTTTGATGAATTACAAGAATCTTTTCCCTTTGCAGTAGATTATTATGAAAGTAACTGAACCAGACCACGTTATAGAATTTGAAAACTTCGATCCTTACAAAGGTAAGATTGAAAGTGTAGTTATTGTTGGCGGTGGGTCATCAGGATGGATGACAGCAGCAGCATTATCAAAGTTATGCCCTCATTTAGAGATTGCTTTAGTTGAATCACCAGATATTAAAACTATTGGTGTGGGTGAATCAACTTTAGGACATTTCAATCAGTACTTAGAACTGTTAGAATTAGAGGATGAAGATTGGATGCCTCATTGTGATGCAACATATAAAAATGGCATACAATTTACTAACTTTAGAGAAGGAAAGGAAGAGGTATTTCAATATCCATTTTATTCAAATTATGATTTTACTTTTGCTAACGCAGGACTTAACACATGGGGTCACCTAGCATCACATTATCCAGAAGAATTTCCCCCAGAATCGTTTGCAGAATTTTATTGTGCTAATACTTTTTTATGCAATGAGAATAAACAAACTAGAAATCGTGATGGTGTAACTAGAGATTTTGATTTTAGAAGACATACTGCATATCATTTAGATGCAACAAAGTTTGGTATCTATCTTAGAGATCATATTTGTATTCCTAATGGTGTTCAACATATTAAGGGAGAGATAACTGGATACCAGACAATGTATGAAAGACCTAATGATCAAACCATTAGTTATATCATCATGGATGGTGTTAATGCACTACAGGCAGATTTATATATTGATTGTACAGGATTTAAGTCAAAATTATTAGGAGAATATCAGGGAATACCTTTTTATCTTTGTGATAATAAACTTGCAAATGATAGTGCATGGGCAGCTCGTATTCCTTATCTTGAAGAAACAAGAGAAAAAGAAATGCGTAATGTAACTGATTGTTGGGCTATGCCTAATGGTTGGACATGGGACATACCACTATGGAATAGAATTGGTAAAGGATATGTTTACTCAAGTAGATTTTGTCGTAAGGAGCAAGCAAGAAAAGATTTCGTAGAACATCTTAGATATAAAGTTGGTAAGAAGAGAGCAGATGAAGCAGAGTTATTTCATATTGATATAAAGCATGGAAGGAGAGAAAGAGCATGGGTTAATAATGTAGTAGGTATAGGATTATCATACGGATTTGTAGAACCATTAGAGTCTACTGGTCTGTTAACAACACATGAGAATATACTTAGACTAGTATCAGTTTTAAATCAAAGGGATGGATATGTAACAAGAACAGAGAAAGAAGGATTTAACTGGATATGTAATTATACAGTTGATAACTTTATTGATTTTGTTGCAATGCATTATGCGTTCTCTATGAGAACTGATACAGCATATTGGAGGTGGTGTACACAACAAAACTTCTATAATCCAGAGCAAGTAACACAGAATGTTCCTATGCATCAAAGTATAGAACAGTTCATGTCATCAACCTATGGTGAAGGATGGCATGTAAATATGAATGGAATACCATTTATAGCTGCAGGTCATGGAATAAGATCTACATCGTACTTAAAGAGATCTCTATACCAATTAAAAGAAAACATGGTATCAGAAGATGAACTACCAGATGTTAGAAGAAAGTATTTACAATGGAAAGATTACTTCAGTAAATACGTTGCACAATTACCCTCACATTATGAGTTCTTGAGAGATGAAATTTACAAATCCGTTTAGAAAAAAATCTTGGATCAGGTTTTATTCGTTAGAACCTGCTGTTACTGATCTCTATCCAATTAAACCTGCTAGTAATCATAAAAGATCATGGGTTCAAGGTGAGAGAAAGAAATCAAAATGCCCAGTATCAGGTTTAATATCAACTGCTAATTGTCCTGGCATTAAAAATTTAATGTCATCAGGTTATATTGTACCTGCACCTGCTGATTTTAAAATAACAACTAATGGTGATGGCATCTCAGTAAATTGGGAAGCACCTTGGTTATTTAAAATGGGTGGTGATAAAAGATCATATATTGGTAAGCATGATGAAACACAAGTTGAACCATTATTAGACGACCCTAGTAAATCATTAAAGACAGTAGTAAAGATAGAAACTCCTTGGAGAGTTAAAGCTAGTGATGATATTGTATTACTACAGTTACCAGTCAACTATAATAATGAGAAAAGATTTACAGCAGCAACAGGTTTATTAGACCCAAGATACGGTCATGTAATACATGCACAATTATTTTGGCATGTATTAGAAGGTGAAACTCATGTCAAGGCAGGAACTCCATTGATACAATATATTCCAATGCATAGAAAATACTTGCAAAATAGTAATTTTGAGACTATAATAGACTCTGCAGGTGATGTAGAGTGGCAGATGGAAGAATCTTTCGAGTATGCTAATCAATCACAATTTATTGCAGAAGACACTGTACAGAACCGTCTAAATAGAGTGATGACAGTATTCAACAAGTATCGTAACAAAGGTTTTAAACTATGAGCGAAATTCAATTTTCTGGTTTACCAGGTGATAAGGTGCAAAACCCTGCACCTGCTATTGACCCTAAAACAGGCACACCTTTTGCAGATCATAAACCAGATGATTCACCAACACATTTGGCAGAATTTAAAATGGAAGGTATTGATGACTTAATCAATAACTTTAATGGTCAGTATAACAAAGCACATGAAAAGGTGGAGAAACTAGAAGAGGATTTTAAAGACACTAAATTAAATCCTTATGGTGTAACACAAATTGACTTCAGTAAGAGACAAGAACTCAAGGAGCATATGTCTCGACTAGAAGGTGCTATCAATGGATTAAAAATAGCAAAGGAAACATTCTTTTTAGATGATGTCAAGGTAAGAAATCCTGGACAGAAGTATGAAGAGTTAACATGATAATCGCTGAAGATTATTCTGGCGAAGGATTACATTTATGGCATCCTTATGTTTTTAAATATGAGTTTGATTTTAGTGATATACTACCAAAGATCAGACCAACATACGAAGCAGCTTTGAATCATTGGGCAGCAAAGACAGATCAAACTAAAGTAGAATCTATACCCAACTCTACTACATCAAGAGTAGGTAGATATGAGTACACATTAGAACCTCATAATCAAGAATGTATGCAACCATTTAATAATTGGTTAGGATCAAGAATTAGTTGGGTATGGGATCAATTTGGTTATCTAGGAGCAGAAAGTGAGATCAGTCAATCATGGTTTAATAGACATGAGAAGGGAGGACAGACTAAAGAACATACACATAATTGTATTGAATTAGTTGTAGCATCTTACTTACAAAATGATGGAGAAGGTCAAGGTAATATAGAAATAAAAGACCCATTAGAATATCATAAGACAGGTTATCCTTATGATGCAGAGAAAGAAGTATGGAAAGAAATTAAATGCCCTACTAATACAGTTTTAATATTTCCTGGTTGGGTTAATCATAGAAGTCAAGTAAATAAAGTTGGTGGTGAGAGGATGGTGATGACATATAATATTAATGCTAGACTATTCAAATGTGATGTTTATGAAAACAGATTTGTTTTACCGAACACTCTTAATGCAGCATGAGTTTCCTGATCTGATAAAGATCAAGAAACCAACTGATTGGAATGTAGAGTATATAAAATTAACTGACGATATAGGATATTATGTCGCTGATGACCCTTTTGAAGATGGGTCATTTGACTTGTACAAATCATTAGCAGCAACATTTCCTATAATGACTGACACTAATAAAACTAATTGTAGGGATGCAAACCCATTTGCAACTATACATCTACCACACTGGTGTTGTATTGAAATTTTTAGATTAATGAGAGGATATTTTAGGACATGGTTTGGTGACGCAGAAGTAGAACAACTACATTTAACAGAGTGGGGTAATCTATATTTTAAAGAGGAAAGTTTCCCTTGGGATTATTTTAGACTACCTCATGTAGATGGTGCTAAAGGATTAGTTTCTAATTTATGGTTTACAACTAACCCTGACTCAGGAACTAAGATATACAAATATCATGGTAATTTATATAAAGGTCAAGATGATAAACTATACTATGATTTCATGGTAGATCAAGAGCATCCATTGTTCAATGAAGTCAAAGAGTTGTGTACTCACATGAAGCGATTAGATGGATGGAAAAATTTATCTGATGATGAAGAGAGACACTATGGTTTTGAGTGTGTTGGAATAGCACCCTGTAAAGAAGGAACTATGACATTATATGATACAGAAATATCACATACACCTTACATAGAAGACTCATGTGATTTTAGATGGTCACACGCATATTGTATTCAATGAAAGCATTTACACTTCATAAACAAGAAGATAATCTCAATGATTTTATTTTTGAGTCAACAATAACAGACAAGAATGTATGTAATTATCTCATAGATCAATATCATATGATGGAGCATCATCAAGGTAGAGTCAGTAGGGATGATACAGAAAATTTTGTCAATACTAATATGAAGGTAGCAGAACAAAGTTTTGTTGAACCAGATCATGCATCATACCAGACAATATATGAGTGTATAGATAAGACAATTAAATCATTACCATACGGATTAACCATACCGTATGATATGACATCAACAGAATATTCTATTAGAAGGTATCCGAAAGGAGAAGGACATTTTGGAACTCATGTTGACACTATGAGTAAAGTAACGTATAATAGAATACTTGCCTTTATACTATATCTCAATGATGTTGAAGAGGGTGGTGAGACTGAATTTATTACTCTTAACAGATTAGTGAAACCAGAAACAGGGAAAGTATTATGTTTTCCTTGTAATTTTATGTTCCCTCATAAAGGCAACATCCCTATTTCAAACGACAAGTACATTGTAACTGCATTTGTGTATCCTCAATGGTAAATAACGATTACAAATTATATGAAATTGACCCTATTCATTGTGATATAGATCATGATAAATTAGTTCAATATGTCGATATGTCAAAGGCAAAGTTTGAACATTTATTTGATGATAAAACACATGATACTGGTTTCTATTATCTCTATAATTTTTTTAGTATAGCATCATGTAATAAGGACACATACAATTTATATCTTGCTATTGTAAAATGTATTAAAGATTATTTTGAAGTAAATAATATACCAAAAGATAATGTATGGATGCAGATGTGGATGAACATACATGATAAAGATCAAGTATTAAAATCTCATTCACATGATTTCCCTTATCATGGTTATTTCTCATTAACACCTCAAAAGACTGATACTGTATTTCAAGATAAGATTAATGGAAAAGAATTGTATAGAATAAAGAATAGTCCATATCAAGTTTATATTGGTGTTGGTAGCAGACCTCATTATGTTGATGTATTAGAAGATTATACAGATAAAAGAATTACATTTGGATTTGATATACAAACCAATGAATTAGTTACTGGTAACTTTAGTTTTATACCAATAGTATTATGATTAATCTCGATTTATATTTCCCTACACCAGTATGGTGGACAGATACTAATCTCAATAATGAATATCTAAAAGATATAGTATATAATAAAAAAACTGATAATCCAGAAGGGAGAGAGATTAGTAATTATGGTGGATGGCAGTCAAATGTATTTCCCTCAACTCATGTACCACCATTATGTGAAGTAGCAATTCAAATAGCAGATCAAGTTAAACAAGACATGGGATTAAATCCATATACTGCATTTGATGTAGATAATTTATGGTGCAATATTAATAATCAAGGTCACTCAAATCAAATACATATACATCATGGTTCATTCTTATCAGGTGTATATTATGTTCAAGCAAATGAGAATAGTGGCGATCTTATTTTTTATAAAGATTTTGATAAACAATATATGAAAACTACTGATACAGAAATAATAAATCATACACCATTAACAGGTGATGTAGTTAGATATAAACCTAAAACTGGTAGGATGTTTGTATTTCCTGGTTGGTTACCTCACTCAGTTGATACCTGTATAGATAATACAGACAGAGTATCCATTGCTTTCAACATACAAATTAGAAAATGATTCAAACTATTGAAAATATTATTCCAGAATCTCATCAAGATTTTCTTTTAAGTAAGGTAACTGATTTAAGTTTTGATTGGCATTTTATGCCTGATGTAACTTACGTTGAAGAGGGAGAAGGACATAACACACCAGGATTTGCTCACGTTCTAGTCAATGGACAGAAGAGATCAGGTCAGGAAGATATGTTCATGGCTCCACTCAATGAATATTTGTATAGAACAAATCAAAAGTTAGGTGCATTACATAGAATGAGATTAGGATGTTTGCTGGCTAATTGTGATTTAGAACATAACAATAAGCATATTGATTTTAACTTTGAACATAAAGTAGGACTGTACTATTTGAATAATAGTGATGGTGATACGTTGGTATGGGATGATGACATAGTAACAAAAGTATCACCTAAGAAGGGAAGGTTTTTTGTATTTGATGGAAAGTTTCCTCATGCAAGTTCATGCCCTAAAGAACATACAACTAGGATTGTTCTAACATATAATTTTTCCACAAGATGAGACTACCATTAACAGTAGTAGATAACTTTTTTGAGACACCAACACTTGTAAGAAACTTTGCATTACAGCAAGAGTTTTTCAAAGGTGATAGAGGTAATTGGCCAGGTATTCGCACTAAGTTTTTAGATGAATTAGATATAAATTTTTTCAATACATTTCATGATAAACTATTAAATTATATACCTAGAAATTATAAAGGATTTCAACATTTAGAAGCAACATTTCAGTTAATAGATGAGACATATAAAAGAGGATGGGTTCATAATGACGACCCTAAGTGGAATGTAGCAGGGATTATATATTTAAACAACGATAAACCTAAACAAGATTGTGGAACTACATTTTATGATGATAGAGATACATCAAATGATGGAGACCATAGTAAAGAATATTGTGATGATGTAAATGATAATATAGGACAGAATGAAGATGTAAGAGATAAAGTCAATTCAAGATGGGTACCTAGTATGCTTGCAGAAAATAGATGGAATCGTTGTGTTATATCTGACTCAACTAGATGGCATAGTGCAGGTAGATTTTTTGGACATAATAAAGAGACATCTCGATTGACTCTAGTATTTTTTGGGAGAGTGATATGAATGATATTATAGTTGTAGATGATTTCATAACAAAAGATTATGCAGATCACATAGAACAAATAGTTAATGAAAAAGATTTCCCATTACATTTTAGAAAAGGAATTGTAACTAACGAAGATGAACATGAAGGCAATGTAGATGGATTCATTCATATGTTATATGAAGTTCAAAAACCTGTATCACCTAGATTTCCATTAATATATCCTATGGTATTAAGTATTAGTGAAGCAACTGGTATTAAATGGAATGTATTAGAAAGACTAAGATTTAATTTCATGCTAGGTAATAAGCAGTCTAAACTATTACATCATGCACCACATACTGACAATTACACACCACATTGGTCAGCAATATATTATGTTCATGATTGTGATGGTGATACATTTTTCTTTGACCAAAAACTAACAGAGTTTACAGAAGAAGAATCATATAGAATAACAAATGAAAATAAGTGGACAATTAAACAAAGAGTATCACCTAAGAAAGGCAGACTAGTCATGTTTGATGGTGTAAGGTTTCATGCTAGTTCATTCACTACAACTAATCCATTTAGATGTGTACTTAATATGAATTTCTCATGATAAACGTAGTCAAACAAGTCATTAATAAACAAACGTGCGAGGTGTTATGTAATAGTATGGAACTCATGAGAGTGAGTATGGGCAACCCACCAGACCCAACTATCAATAATGCATTTGGATATTATTCACCAGTATTCTTAGAGAGTTTATTGTTATGGATGCAACCAGAGATAGAAAATAAAACTGGTAAAAAATTACATCCAACATACTCATACGGTAGGATATATGGACATGGATCAGAGTTAGAGAGACATACAGATCGACCAAGTGGAGAGTATGGTGTAACGTGCTGTTTAGAAAAGCAATGTAATTTCCCTATATTTTTTGAGCGTGAAGGACATACTGTAGAAATAGAATTGGATGTGGGTGATATATGCATATACAAAGGCATAGACTATCCCCATTGGAGAGAACCATATCAAGGTACAAGACACATACAAGTATTTCTCATGTATGTTGATAGATCAGGTTTGTATCAGGATTACAAGTGGGATAAAAGATCGAGTTTGTGCCAACCACCAAACTGACCACTCAATGTTGCAATAAAAAAAATATGTGATAGAATATATGAGTCCACATATACTATTATGCCCTCATTTATTCTAACTGCCACAGACCAAGATGGCACAGTAACAACCAAAACATTTGACTCAGAATTTCTAGGGGATACCGTAGAGAAAGTAGAGGATTTTCTACATGGAGTTGGATTTTGTTTTGAAGAACTTACTTGTAAGTTTAGTGATGACCATATCATCCCTAACATCAAGACAGGAGAACCAGAAACCATTTATCGTGACAACATTCGTGACAATGTTGATATTGGTATCGAATAACACAGCATACTCGACTTAACAGTCGTATTATGCTACTATATAAAATGTAGTTCAAAGTTAATTTCATTTAAACATGGGCAAAACTTTTAGACGAGGCGGTAGTGAGTACGGTAACAACAGTTATGGTAAATCACTCAGAGACAAACGTGCTAAAGGAAGTAAACGTTATTCTAAAGAGGATTCTTATGGCAAAAAAGTCGAAAGAAAATACGAATACAAAGAAAAACGAGACCTTAGATGAAGATGATTTTGATGATGGACTAGACTATGATGACATGAGTTATGGACTCATGGACATAGACTATACCACTCAGGACTAATGATAGGAAAAGAAACACCAGAGATCAAGTATGATCGAGCGTTAACTCTATTTGAAGAGTCAGTATTAAAACCTGACTCTAAACTTAGAGGTTGTGCATATAATCAAGGATGTTTTAATGAACTCATGGAGATCAGAGAACACGTTTTAGATTATCTTAAAACTTTAAGAGAGGTCACTCGTCACACTAATCCTGATGAGAGTGACGATATTGAAACTGCAAAGTTACAAACACTAAAATCAAAGTGATCGGACTTAACTCAGCAATTCTAACTACTGAACAAAAATTGATTGTGAAAGATTCTCTAGTAATGTATGTTTGTTCCCTACAAAAACAATTTTTTAGGGATAAAACTCTTTCGTCTAAAGAATATCATGAGAGAATGAAACAAGTTGATGAAATTGCAAACAACTTACATTTAAAAGAACTGTACAAACATGGATGAACCGACTGACTTGTATCAAGACATGGAAAAACTCAATATGCTATATGAAGAACTCATGTGGGATAATGATGATATTCTAGATTTCGTTCCCGACTATAAAAACAACTGTATTATAGTCAGAAATAAAACACAGGAAGGTATCCGTTCAAAACATGGGAAAGATATGGATTCATTATGAAATATCATTTGTATGATACTGACGAAAGACATCAAGGATGTTTCAACTCTATTGAAGAGTTGAGAAATTTTTTATGTGATCGTAAGTATGCTATAAATTGTGATAAAGACATAGGTAGTACATTTGATTATATCAAACACATAAAATGGTATTTTGAAATAGAGGAATGATTAAACACTTCAATCCTAAATGGTATTTTCAAGATAGACTCACAGAAATAGATCAGCAAAAGATAGAAGATATGTTTGCTGACATCTATAATGATGGGGATGGTTTTGGCATACCTAAAGATTGGCAGAGATTATGTAGAGTAACATCTACAGATAGAAAGAGTGACGGAAATCCTATTTGGGAAGATTTCCTCAACATACTAACACCATACCAAAATAAGTTTCTTAGTGAGATAGAAACATATTGGGAGACAGAGTTAGTATGCGATAACGTATGGGTTAACAAATATACAGAGGGAGATTTTCAAGAGGTTCATAACCATTGTCATCCTGATTATAATATTGCTATGGTTTATTTTCATAGGTGTGATGGGTCACAGTTTCATTTCTTTGATTCATCATGGACAGAATATAGATCAAGCGGATTAGATTATATCATGAATGTACCAGGTGATGAAGTGACACAGTTAGAGATAGAGCAAGGAGATATTATTATGTTTCCAACTAACTATCCTCATTTTGTATCACCTAATATGAGAGAGGAACTAAGGATAACATTTGCAGGTAATTTTAAGATGCAGAGAAAAGCTATGACACTTGGAGAAGTGACCATATAAGTGACATACTAGTAATAGTATGTTATACTAGTATCATAGTTAAAGAGATCAATGAAACTCAGACCTCAAATCGAACTCAACAAAACATATACTTATACTTGTGATGCTACATTTGGCACACTATCACAGGAGAAAGTAAATAAGTTATTTACAGATGGTAGAAGAGCATCAGGATTTCTTGAGATTCAATTAGAAGAGTGGTTTCCTAATCTTACATTTGAAGATGGTAAGGGATATGACCACGTTGATACAGATGGAGTCAAGTATGATGCAAAATGTTTTACCAGAGGTGGAGCAAAATTTTGCCCAAGTGGTATGTTAGGTATGGGTAGAAAGGTTGATGAGAAAGAGTTATGGGAACACGCAGAGAATATGATTTACATATTTACAGATGTAGTAGAGTTTCCAAAAGTTCAAGTTAGATTTGTAAAAGGTTCTGACTTGACACAATATACAAAAGGTTCAATTCCATTCAAAGATAGAAATGTTTTATTTGGGTGATTGCATAGAAGGTATGCAGAAACTAGATGATAAATCAGTTGATGCTATAGTTACTTCTCCACCATACAATTTGAATATCAAATACAGTAAATATAATGATACTAAACCACTAGACCAGTATCTATCGTGGTTAGGTGATGTATTTACAGAGTGTAAACGTGTACTTAAAGATGAAGGTCATCTATTTGTTAACATGGGATACTCAAATGTCAATCCTACTGTAGGTATAGATGTATGCTGTAAACTAAGAGATAATTATATCTTACAGAATCATATTACATGGGTTAAAAGTATTCATACTGATAAGACACATGGACATTTTAAACCTATCAATAGTAAGAGATTCTTATGCCCTACATGGGAGCATCTATTTCATTTTACAAAAGATGGTAAGGTAGAAATTGATAGACTTGCAGTTGGTGTTAAGTATGAATACTATGAAGCAAATATCAGAGGTAATAATACTAAGGACAATAAACCTAACCTTAGAGACAAAGGTAATACATGGTTCATACCTTATGAGACTAGACAAAGTAAACTAGAGAAAGGTAACCACCCCGCTATTTTTCCAGTTAAGTTAGTAGAAGATTGTTTACTATTAACTGGTATCAGTAATGGTATTGTACTTGACCCATTTATGGGAACTGGAACTACAGCAGTAGCATCAGTTAACTTAGGATGGGATTATATTGGTTATGATATTGACCCAGAGTATGTTAAGTATTCTAAACAAAGAGTAGAAGGTGGGTTGAAAAGTTTATTAAGATGATATATAATAATGAACAACGCAACTTTAGTGGAGACACACCAGTCAAGCAAGGTTGCAAAACGTATAACAACGGAGAAAAGACATGACACCATTAGAGGTGGGAGTATGGTATAGTTTACCAGGTATTCCAAACGTAGTCATTAGTTTACAGAAAACTAGTGATTTTTTAGCGTACCCAGAGTGGATAACTCAACGCAATACAAAACAAAGAGCAACTAAGAAAAGTGTAATAGATCACTTAAGGAAATTATTTCCTACACATCATATAGTTGGATTAGGTAAATTAACTAAGGATGATGAGTGGGAAGATGGCACAAAATATAGTGCAGGTACTATTTGGAGACTTGATGCTAACACTAGATCATATTTGTGGGAAGCAGGGAAAACAGATAGAACACCCGAAAATGTATTATGTGTGATGTATCTTGAAGATAGTTTAATAAAACTAAGGAGAACATACTGGACATTTGATAATCCTACAGCAGCAGAGGTCGCAGCAGAAGTTGTAACAGGATGTCAGAAGTCACTAGGTATGAACTTGAAAACTAAGAAGTTTCAAGAAGGACAATATGTCACAGCATTATCATACTTATGTCAATATGATGACCCAGATAATTATGGTGTCAAGGGATTATGGACAGAGACAAATGACGATACTATAACTCAGAGTGAGTATCGTAGAACTAAAATGCAAAATGCTATCATGCAATATAAAGATGAAATTATTGCAGTTGATAACCTATTAAATCAAACTGGTATCAATAAGCATTTCGATCAAACGTTCATCACATCATTATTTCTACTTCACACTAGGAGAGGAACATTTCATGATAATATAGAACTTATGATGAAACTAATTAATGAGAGAGTAGAGGATGAGTATGGGGATGTTGTTCCAATCTCAATGTCAACAAAAGGAAGATTAAATGCTACTGGATGGATACAGAGAGAGAACAAACAACCCGCATTTGGTGGAACTGTTTACATACCTGATAGAGGTAAGATGGATGGATTTGCTCAGGGAGTGCCATTTTTTACATACTGGTTAGACATAGCAGTAGAGGAAGGATTAAAGCACAAACAGAATCAAGGAGCAAAAATAGGATACCAAAAATGGTTTCAAGAATTTCTTGCTAGACCAAGATTCAAACAAATGAAAGAACAAGTACTAACTACTGGTATCTTAAACTACTAGACAAAAAACCTATTTTATACTATACTAAGTTATGAGAAAATTCTTTAGTCCAAAAGGACAAATCAGACTCATCAAAAAAGCACTCAAATCTGATACTCACTATACTAGTGAAGAGTTGATTAAATTAAAAACATCACTCAGAAAACTAGAGAAAGAAGTAGAGGAAGAGAGACAATTCCAAAATGGAGGATTTGGTTATGACATTTAATGTCTATGAAATTATCGAGGACAAGAAAACTAAAGTCCAAGAGGAAGAAGAAGAGTGGGTATCTGAAATTATTGGTTCAGAGGATGATGAACTAAAACGACTAATACAGGAGTTTTAAATGAACAGGTATCAAGTATGGTTACAACGTGATAATGGTATTCCAAAAACTGTTATTGTTGATGATTGCTATTATGAAGATGAAGCAAGACTATTAGCAGAATCACAGTATGGATTACCAGTATCAAAAGTATTGTATCAAGGCAAATCAAATACAGGTCAATATCAACATGACTTAGAACCCCCATATCCAGACTATAATAAAAATATATTCAGAAATGGTATATTTGATTTACAGGTTATTGGCACACTTGGAGGATTACTATTATTGTTTGTTTTTATACAATACTGGTACTTATTTGTTGGTGCTATGATAATTGGAACTGTATATTGTATCGTTAAAGACGAAAACTAAAATAGGCATAAATTCTTGTTACTTTTTACATTAATTTAATGATCTTATTTCTAAATAATAATGTAGAACTAAGGAGTAACAAGATGCACTAAATCTCATATATTATGAGACTATGTAAACATTACTAGGAGGTTTGTATGACCAACAATTTGTCTTTCAATCAAATGGCACATTGGAAACATGATGTTAATTATAATTCTCAAGAGAATAAAATAGACGAGTACTTTGAATGTCTAATTGATTGCAAAGATAATGATAGAATGTGTAAATCATATTGCACAGAACTACTGAATTAGAGGGAATCAACCGAATATCTACAGAGGGTTGCATAACCCTCTTTTTTATTGTATAATATTAAATGATATTATATTTAATATGAATAACATAGGTTTAGAAGTTGTATTCTGGACAGTATTAACAATTTATCTTTTAACAAAGTTAGGAGTCTTTAAAAAATGAAACTAACTCAAGAGATTATCGACCAGATACAGGAAGCAATGCTACACACCAAAAAGGATGGTAGTATTAATTGGAGTGATGATGATGAACTTGTAGTACAATTAGCAGGGACATTTGCTAACGATAGATTTATTGTAATTAAGAATAAAACTAAAGACCCAGTTATTAGTGCTAAACCTCATCCATATTATGATTATGAGAAGAATGTATTTACAAAAGATGGTAGAGAAGAGTATATGAAGGAGCAAAAAGAGTTAGCAACTAAAAGATTACATAATGACATAAAGAAATCACAATGAAAGATACAATCTTATTTGGAGACTGTCGTGAAACACTTAAGAATCTAACAAATTCAAGTGTGCGAACGTGTGTTACATCCCCCCCATATTACGGTCTTAGGGATTATGGCACAGCAACATGGATAGGGGGAGACCCTAATTGCAACCATAGGAGAGATAGTAAAGTCAAACCTGAGAATTGTAATACAGGACATAAGAATCATGATGAAATGTATGGAGTAGGGGATGCAATATATAAAACTGTTTGCCCTAAGTGTGGTGCAATAAGACAAGATAGTCAATTAGGACTCGAAGAAACACCAGAAGAATATATTGAAAGTCTTGTAGATGTATTTCGTAGTGTCAGGGATGTTTTAACTGATGATGGAACTTTATGGGTTAATTTAGGAGATAGTTATTATAACTATAGACCAGGAAAAGGTCAATCATATCCTAAACAGTCAGTATCTAAAACTAAACAAGATTTACCTGATGAATGTAATAAACGTGGTAACAAATTAGATGGATTAAAAGAGAAAGATTTAATCGGCATCCCTTGGATGTTTGCGTTTGCTATGCGTAAAGATGGATGGTATTTAAGACAAGATATTATCTGGCATAAACCTAATCCAATGCCAGAAAGTGTAAAAGATAGATGTACTAAATCACATGAGTATATCTTTTTATTCAGTAAAAACAGAAAGTATTTTTATGACAATGAATCAATCAAAGAACCAGTCAAACAAGACTGGGGAACAAGAAACCGCACAAATGGTAAGTACCATAATATTGGTAGTGGGTTATCTCCTCATAGTGGTCTTACCAAGTCTTATGACAGGAAGAATAAACGATCTGTTTGGTCAGTAACAGTTAAACCATATAAGGAAGCACATTTTGCTACTTATCCACCTGACTTAATCGAACCTTGCATTAAAGCAGGGAGTGAAGAAGGAGATACAATACTTGACCCATTTATGGGTGCAGGAACTACAGCGGCAGTTGCAAAGTCACTTAATCGTTATTATATTGGATGTGAACTCAATGAAGATTATGGTAACTTAATTCAGAAAAGAATTGATGACTACTATCAACCAGTTGAAGAAGTGTCACAAAATGGACTGACAGAACTTATTGATACACTATAATAAAGGAGTCACTCAGACTTTCCCTAATTGACACAACTACAACCTAAACCAACTCGCAAGAGAAGGACACGTACTACTTCAAAAATAAATAAAACAAAACCAACCACACAAAAAATGGAAGTAGTCATTACAGAGGATACAAGAGAGAACAAACTTGATACGTTTAGTATTATTATTTTACCATTTCTCTATCTTGAAGCATTTGTAAAACTTATCTTGCAAGTCAAGTGACACTCACATAACTGACTACCCCTCTTAACAGAGGGGTTTTTTTATGCTATACTACATTTATTGATATTATATTTAATGACCATTTCTTTGAGACCACATCAAAAAACTTGTTTAAATGCAATGTGGAAGAATGATAAGGGACAGATCATAGTGCCTACTGGCGGTGGTAAAACTTATATTATGATCGCTGATTTCATGAAGGAATTACAAGTAAGAAAAGCACATACTACAGTTGTAGTAGCACCTCGCATATTACTTGCAAATCAATTATGTTCTGATTTCTTTGAACATAACCTAGACAATAATCATAATCTTTCAATTCAATGTATGCATGTACATAGTGGTGAGACTGGACATTATTCGACAACAAAAGCAAAAGATATTATGATGTGGCATCTAATGTCTAATGTTAATGAAGCGAGAATAATCTTTACAACTTATCATTCATTACACAGAATAGTTGAGAGTAATATTCCAGTTGATACAATATACTTTGATGAAGCACATAACTCAACTGGTAAGAACTTCTTTAATGCAGTTAAAACAATATCAAAACGTATTGATAATAATTGTGGTAGTGCATACTTCTTTACAGCAACACCGAGATATGGTAGAGGTAAGTCAGAAGAGAGAGGTATGCAAAATTCTGATGTGTATGGACATGAGATAGCAAAAGTAAGTGCTAAAGAGTTAATTGACAATGGTATTATATTACCACCTATGATAGTTCCCTTTGATTCTAACTTGAATAGAAATAAAGTTAATGCTCATGAAGTTGATGCTAGTAACCTTAAATCTATTCTTACTGATACAATAGAGGATGATTCTAAAGTATTAGTATCAGCACCAAGTACTAGAGTCTTAATGAATATGCTATCAAGGACAGATATACTAGAGTGGTTTAAGGAAAATGGATTTGATGTATTACATATTACATCTAAGTATGGTGCAGTCATCAATGGTAAGAAAGTAGGTAGAGATCAATTCTTTGATACTCTCAATGAGTGGGGACATACCGATAGAAAGTTTGTTGTTTTTCATTACAGTATATTATCTGAAGGTATCAATGTAGCAGGTTTAACTCATACAGTATTACTACGCAACTTGCCTGTTATTGAAATGGCACAGACTATTGGTAGAGTAATAAGGATACATCCTGATGATCGTAAATCAGTTGCTGATGGTATTATACCAGTAGCACAATATTCTTTATATCGCAAGTCCTATGGTAACGTAACAGTTCCCCTATGCGGTAAGCATGGACAGAAAATTGCTGATAGACTCAATAATGTAGTCAATCAAATATTTGTAGAGGGAAATCCACCAATAGCGTGGGCATCATAGGACAGTTCAACAAAGTGGCACACAGTACTACCATTATGGTATCAAATGCAGTATTATAATAATATCAACAGCAAAAGCAACATGATTCATTCACTTCACTTTGGCAGAGTATTCTGGTTAAACCTTGATAATGAACTCATGTCAGCACCTTGGTTGAAGGATGGCACAGTTTTAGATGGCACATTTGGAACTGAAGATCAATCTGATTATGTTAGTGAGTGGACTGATCTCGAAGGTTTAAATCTTGAGAGATTACTTGACATTCATAAAGACCTGATTATTGCATCACTAGGAGAGCAAAAATGAACCAGTCTTATACTAAAGACATTCAAGTCAATGTCACATTTGATGAAAAATATCAATTTGACAAACTATATGATATACTAAGAGATATGGATTTTCCACTCACTAGTAAACAACATAGTGTATTTGAAAAAATCTTATTAGGAAACAACTAATGAAAACAGCAGTATTTCAAGTAAGACTTGAAGCAACACCCGAAGCAGAAATCAATCCGTTTCACTTAGCAGAAGAGATACAGGCATATCTTAATGCTCATGTATGTTCAGTAAATGATACTACTGATACATTCGAGGATGTTAGAGTAATTGGATACAAATTTGATTACGATAACTTTATTCCTACTCAATTCGATTACGAGATTTAAAATGAACATTCCAACTTACGATTTTCCCCATTCACCAATATTAATTATTGGATTCTTTGGTATATTAACAGCACTTACAGTACTATTTGTTGCTAATAGATCATACTTTGATAGTCCATTCAATGCTGATAAAAAATGAGAGCAACAGTAACATTTGAAATATCAGAAGAAGAAATTGAATTATTTAAGGATAATCTTAATTTCTTTACTGAAGAAGTTGACCTTAATGGTAACAGTTGTTCAGAAGAGAGAGCAATTAATCACTTGCTAGGATGTATCAGAAATGAGAACATACGCAATATCCAATACTTAAATAAACCAATTCGCCCAGTTCACATTTATTTCAATGACTAAAAAAGTTTATCACGTTAAATGCTCAGAGACAGTAGAGTTTACTGTATCAATCGAAGCAGAGTCCGAAGAGGAAGCAAGAGAACTAGCAGTAGAGGACATTAACTCACATGAAGTTATTGCAGAGTCAACAACCGACTGGGATATTGACGAGATTATACTAGAGCAAGAAGAGTGGTATAATCAACCCGACCCAGTTGGACTAGAGTCAGTTACGGATGCTGATTATAACTCAGAAGGTGAGTTAAAAGATCAAGCATAGGACAGTACTACTAGTGGCACATTGTTTTACCATTATGGTATTATTCACAGTATTATAATAATATACAAATTCAATTAAAGATCATGAGAACTTTAAAACTTGATGAAAAGCAGAATGAAACACTTGAAGCAATGCTTAAGTATTTCTATGAAATCAAGATCAATCCAAAATATGAAAAAGGATTTATCGCATTATGGGATAACTTTCAAGATCAGGGAGAGTAATTATGCCAATTATTAAGTTAACAATCGAAGAGCATCAATCACTCACTAGATTTTTAAGTCATCCTAAAGCAATGAAATATAGGAGTGACTTATATGACACAGAAACTTTTGACTCAATGGAAGATAAAGTTTATGATGCAGTAAACAATTTAACAGTAGAGGATTTTTAAATGGATTTAAAACTATCAGATAAAGAGTTTAACATACTAAAAGAGTTTTATGTTGAGCGATTAGTTGATAATATGTCAACAAAAGATTTAGTACAATATGTAAGTGATGACCTAACAAAATGGGTGGATTCATTAACATATAATGAAGCAATAGTTGAATTTCAAGAATACTGGGATGAGTATTTTACTGACACTATTGAAGAAGTAAGGGAGTGCATCAATGAGTAATATTGAAAACAAGTATTCAGATTATGACTGTTACAAAAAAGAGGAAGATTTAAACAGAAAACATAATCTAACATTAACAGAAGGTCAAATCTCAACTATCCTATACACAATGGAAGGATATATGCAGGGAAGTGATGATGCAGAAGATAGCGACTTTCATAAGGATGTTGATTCTATATTTGAAGTATTAGAAACAACTATTGATAAGTTTTATGATAAACTTGCTAAACTTAAAGCATCAAAACCAAAACCAGAGTGGGATTAAATGATGACTGTTAAAGAAGAACTATTCGATCAAATCGAAGAATTAAATACAAGTCTAAGAGAACTAACCGATTATGAGTTAGTTGACTGTAGAAATGCTCTCATCAATAGAACTAACATATTAATGGGACTATTGGATGAGTTAGAGGACAGTTAATTATGTGTCACAATGTACCACGCATAGGTTACAAAATACCTTATAATAAGAGTATTCAAACATCATTAAACAAAATGGACACAAGAAAAGGATTATCAATCGAAGTTTCCGACAGTCAGTATGATTTCTTATATGAAGTCTTAATGGAAGCGTACTCAAATGATGTAGCAGAGCAAAAAGGATGGGATGTTCAAACATTCGATAATCTTATTGATAACGTATGCAATGCTAAAGTGACCTACCTATCCAACTCAGTCAAAGGAGTGTAGGTCATGAGCAACAAAACATCCGCAGATTTAGTTAAAGAATACGTTTTAGACCATTATAGACATTTTGGTTTTTTACCTCATGATGTAGAGGTTAATGGGACAGTATTCGATTATGGAACATACAACTTAATGCTAGATTTATTTTTCCCTAAACTAACAGATTATTTAAAATGAAAACATTATTAGAAGAGATACATGACATTATCGAAGAAGGCGATAATGGAACATCACATGATATAGTTGATATAATGTTCAACTTATTAGATGTTAACCAACTTGCTCAATTACAAGACATTGTTATTAATCAAAACTATTAAAATGAAAACATTTATTATTCAAGAGAAATTCATAGGTTATAACGATATAACTATTGAAGCATCTACAGAAGAGGAAGCGATCTCACTTTATAATAAAGGTTATTATAAAGATAGTGATGTTGATAGGGATGATATGTTTTATGATTTTCAATTCGATTCAATTAGAGAGGACAACTAATGAAAACTATTAAATTAACTGATAAACAATTCCAGGAACTTCACACTTATGTTATTGACACTTGCGAAGATATTATGGATAGATCGCTAGAGTGGGCAGATTCAGATTTGAGTAATGAAATAATTGATGATAATGAAATAGTATTTACACTTAGATCAATTTTAGATGGAGTATCAAAATGAAAACATACGATAAGAAAACAAGTGTTTTTGTTAACCTATCTCGACTATATGAAGATAGCGAAAATATGATGTTTTATGACATACTTGACCATATAGTAGAAATTTGTAATGATAAACAATTAGATAGCATTTTAAACACTATACAAGAGAATTACAACAAGTGATGTACCAGTTCAACAAAGTGGCACAATACCTATTGTGTTTTTCTATAATTTCGATTATTATTAGTTCATAGTTAATTAATCAAGTTTATGACTAACCAAAAACGTTATGAATCATTCCTTAGATGGGAAGCAATGATCGCTAGACAACAGGCAAGAAAAGCAGGAAAGTCAGTTGATGAACTTTACAATTTACAGAATCGTTCAGAGTGGTTCGATTCCAACTTTAAACTTATTAAATAGGAGTCTTTTATTATGATGCAATACTTTATAGAAATCCCAAATACACAAATTAGAGAACCAGTAAGCGGTTTTTGTTATGATATATTATATGATATGGCACAGCAGTATGGTCATGCAGAATTAGTATGGTATGCCAATAATGGCACTAGGATGATACAGGGAGTATATACAGACAAAGATTAAAAAGTCAACCAGTAGTGTGACGGTAATAGTACTGTCACACAATTTTACCATACTGGTATTATTACCTTTATAATAATAGTAATTAAACAAACAAAATGCACCCACTTCAAATTGTGAACACTTTAAGACAGATTAATGAATTTGTTGATTATGTAGATTCATTCTATGGTCAAAATGACCCATTATACCCATTATACTTAAATGGAGTAGCATTATCTAAAGAGCATATTCGCCACGCTATTATAGTATATTTGGATAGATGCCATAATGATGATTTTGAAAATTGCTCTTGGGGTGATGGTGATTCACTTGATCGTGAGAGAGTGAGAGATATTCTAACAGATAAATTTGGATATGGCGAGAGCAAATTTTATAGAAGTGTGACAGTTTAATTACTGTCATACTATTCTACACAATAGTCAAAAATTACACTATACTTAGTATATACAAATCAAAGGAGCATTTTTAAATGACTACTACACTTCCAAACATTAACACTTCACTAAGAGTTAGAGAATGGACAGAGCAACTTTGCAGAAGTCTAGAGGATAATTACAGAAATTATAAAGTCAGGATGCTAACTAGCAATTCTATCAGATATTCAAAAGGTGATAATATCCTAGGCAAGAGACAAGACTTATCTGACTATGCTATTCAGCAATTAAAAGAGATAAATGACGGAGTTGAAGGTAGTTTAATGAAGTTTAGAATAATCGAAGGTAAAAAGTACTTTAAAGTTGTAAATCAGGAATTTAGATACGGAGAGTGGTCAGACAGTTCAGTAAATTGTTTTGTTAACAAATTAACTGGTGAAGTGCATAAAGCAGCAAGTTGGAAGTCCCCAGTTAAGGGAGCAAGATTTGACATGAGAATTATAAGACACAGAGAATTGATGCATAACCCAGATTTTACTGACTGGGCAGGTGGTTATCTTTATCTAAGATAACCCAATTCTCCAGGAATTTATTATGTTTATCGTTACACATATAGATGTTCATGAATCACTAGACGAGGACATTCAGTTTAAAATTGATAATGGTCTCGGTCTATGGTCATCTAAAGAGCATGAAATTTGGGATGATGTAGAAAAATACATTCAACCCTATACTCTCAAAAGACTAGAGTATGAAAAAAACAGACCTCACGCATTAACTTCTTTTAAATAAAATGACAACTAAAAAACCATTTAAAAAAACAACTGAATACTTCACAGTTAACTTTGAAAGTAAGACCGACTACAACAAAGTTATCAAACATTTAAAACTAGAGGGACTAACCTTAGATTATTACCTATTAGAATTTGATTTGGAAGGGGTGCTAGGACAGTCTAATTAGTGTCACATAGTACTGGTATTTGTTACCAGTATGCACTATAATAAGAGTAATCAAACAAAAGGAGTATTTCAAAATGCCACTAACAGCAGTTGTTTCAAAAAAGAACTATAAGACAGTCAAAATTGACACATATCAGAAATTGCTACTTAATGCTATTGATACCTATGGGAGTGGAGACTGGAAGAATAATATGTCAATTCACCATAAGCACGATCAGAGTATGTTCAGCAATATTTTAATCGGTTCACAAGTTGTTGCTAAGGTAGTTTATGATGTTGCCCATGATGATATTTCTTGTGATGACTATAGAGCAATTCATATTGATAAAACAAAATTCGCTCAGGTTAGTTATATCGCATTTGTAAATGATGTTGACCAGTTTAGAGACTCTCATCAAATCGTTAGATACAGAAATATGCTCAGTAAATTTTACACAGTTATACAAGTAGCAAATAAGTGCATCAAATACTAGTAACAGTATGACAGTACGATTAGTGGCACATTAACCCACTAATCGACTGTAAAATACACTATAATTAAGATAACAAAACAAAAGGAGCATTTCAAAATGTTATTCACACATGAGACAAAAGAATTTGGAACTATCCATACTCAAGCAATGATTAACTCTTTTATTCCCTTTGAAGTCATCATGAGAGAGACTACAGAAGGCGGTGATGCATTATCTGACTTTGAAGGATATGACCCTAGTATGGGTGCATCATGTCAAGAGTTAACAGAAGTGTGTGATGACATTTATGACACATTACTATTACACGCTCTTAAAACATATCCAGACAAAGCAATTAGAGGTATTAAAACAAAATGAGTTGCCTACAGAATGAAATCATCCTCGAAAATCTATTCGAGGAGGTTCAAACCGAATTTCCAGACTTATCCGAGGATGAGCAAATTAAAAAAACTTACGAATTATTCGAGGACTTAATTCAATGAACAAAATAGAAGGATTCACACCTAATCGTACAGAATACGATTTAATCTATTCAGCATTTAGACATTTTAGATGTTTAATGACTGATGAGCAGGAGGTCATGAGCGAGCAGATACTTGATAAACTATTTTATCCTAGTTTTGATAATTTGACTCAAAATGACCTATAAACCAGTATGGTATGACTCTACCAAACAAAAAGAGTCTTTTTACAAAAAGTTCCAGGAAATCCAAATCGGGGACTATGTAAGGTATTATAAAGAGTATGGTCAGATCATACTACGTTTTGATGATACCGAACAAGTTTATCTAACTAACGATAAACACTATATGTTACCAATTAACTGGAAAAAAACTAAAATCATTGCTAAATTTTAAAATGACTCAACTTGAATTTCTAACCGAAGTATTAAGCGATTATTGCTATAATGAGCAATTACCGTTTATGTCAGCATCCGATATACTTCACACATATAAAGCGACTCTTTCAGTATCTCAACGAGAGTGGTTAAGAAATTATATCATAGTATGGGATATTATACAAGAAAATGATAGTCTTGTGGATATGCCCGCCCGATTTTTTGGTATAGATAATATAATGGTCTAATCCCCCATTCTAGTATAATTTCCGAAAAATGTCAACCCATTTTCAATTAATTCCTTGGTGCGAAGTAGTCCACGCTATTGAAGTATTAAGGTATGAAGAGTTAACAAAAGACACTATGACATATAAGCAACTAATCGAAGAGTTAAAAAAACTTACTGATGAGCAACTTAATATGGAGGTAGTCATATATGATAAGGATTGCGAGGATTCAATAAAAGCAGACTCGCACATAATCATCAAAAATGGACAGGTTTACATAGGCATTTAATTATGGGTGATGAACTTTTAAAAAAATACAATTTCATGAAAGGTGAATTAATCGAAGTTAAAAACGATATAGGGAGGATTAACTTTATAAGTGATGAGTACATTACCATAACAACAAAGCACGAAGATAATCAAAATTTCAAAAGTGGATATAAACAAACTAACGTAGTAATAAGCAATGCATATTGGAAAGAAATAAAATTCATAACAAGAGAGGAATTAATCAGAGTAACCCATGACTAAGGACAGTAATAAAGATAATAAACTGATTCTAAAAAGGACATCCGCAGGTATGATAACATACTGTTTTATAGTATGTAAAGAGATCATCATAGGGTTATGGGAGATAGTCAGAAATAAGAAATATTATAGGAGGGATATAGAGAAATAAATCAATATCCGTATAATTTACTGATAATAATAAATATCAAAATAAATCTATTAGTGTTTATCTTATCGTTATTAATATGCGATCTTAATACGGTCTTAGCATACATCCTACCGACTTGCAAGGAATATCACAGAATCGTCACAAACTTGACAGGCACAGAGATTTATGGGATAATATTACATAACCAATAGTATGCCCAGTTGCCTATGATAGTTCCAGGAAAGTATAAAACACTTGCCGAGAAATTTCCCCTTATCAGTAATGAGCAGACTATAGAATTATGTCAGTTTTTACTTGATACGGAACAGGTTACGGAGAGATATAAACAGACAGTAACCAGACTATTAGAGGAGGGATTTTTGTACCACGTGCCAATCACATAAGTGGCACATTAGAGGGTGCACACAGGTAACCATATACTATAATAGATGTATACCAAACAAAGGAGCATTTAAAAATGAATCTTACACCAATCGCATCTAACATGACTGAGGTAGAGACAAAAACACACCGTATTTTATTCAGTTATAGAACACCAGTTGCTGCTTTTGAATTTGGTAGAGGTTACATCAAAACAGAACAATTTTGGTCAGTAACTACTAGCAGACACATAAACAAGTGGGGTGCTAAGGGTGGCGAAGAGGTTCCCCAATCTTACTTAGACAACCTAGTGTAATTGACACACAGGTAAAAAACGATTATAATAGGGTTAACTCACACTAACCCTATTTTTTTATGCTTTAATATTTGACAGTTATTATGAAACGATAATCATTTTCATTTAGCCCTTATGGCAGTTATGGGGGTTATCTTTGGATGGTGGGTGGCCGATATATTAAAAAAGATAGAGACCCTAACCTACAAAGGTTCCCAAACGCATGTTAAATATTAATCGAAAATAAAAAAATCCCCAGTACAAAAAATTTCCCAGAGGTAAAAAATGACTTCACAAGATGATCGTGTATGGTGCATAGAGCAACTTATAAGGAAAGAAGGTTTCCTAGACAATCGAATGTATGAGTGTGCACAACAATGTGCTATATCTGGTAGACCTGAGACTAAGGAAGAACTATATACATCATGGGAGTTATGGAAGAGTACACATCCAGACAAAAATCCCTTCAATCAGAGAAATAAACTATGAGCACAAGATTCACTACGAGGTTAGACGAAGACGATTACGGTGACCTTATACTTACGATACCGTATGAAGTATGTGAAGAACTTGGATGGAATACTGACTCTGAACTAGTGTATGATGCAGTAGATGGTAAATTTACACTGAAAAAATTAAATGACTAAATAGCCGTGAGGCATTTCTGAACTTACTATGACATTTTTTAAAGGACAAGTAAAAAGATTCTTCACTACAGGTAAGTGGGCATTGAAGTTGATCTTCATTGTAGTGCTTGCAGAATTAACCTTTGTTGGTGGTGCACTTATTGGTCTTGCTGGTCCTCTTGATGAGAATGATAGCAATAACATCAAACATATCTTGTCGTTAGTTGCTACAAAGTCCTTTGCATTATATGCAGCAGAGAAAGGTAATAATGATCCTTATAAGAAATTGAAAGAGGAATCGTAACCCTCCACCCCTCGCGATCCACATTATGCCGAGAATATTTGAATTATTTCCTACTCCCCTATTTGAAAGCGGGATTACTCCGAGGGAAGAGTGGGTGCGTTTCGCTGTCGATGAACCCTATGGGCGAAGTCCCGAAGATCCAAACTCGATTTCGTGTGATAGGAACGTATTAGATCTACTGCCTGACTTAAAAGAAGAGATTACAAACGCTTGTAAGGTATACGCACACGAGTACTTGGGTGTCATGGAGCATAATGATGTCTATATTAGTCGTTCATGGTGTGTAAAGCATAAGAAAGGTGACTGGGCGGGTCTACATGCTCATATAAACTCGATATGGAGTGGAATATATTACCTTAAGTGTGATGATAGGAGTGGTTCTGTAGTATTTGAGAAAGGTTGGAACTATAATAATTGCTTTACTAGTACATTACAACCAGATCACTTCCAAAATCATCTAAATCAGGATGCATTTTCGTTTACTCCTGTAGATGGCACTCTATTAATCTTCCCTTCTCAGCTTCAACACCGTGTATTACGTAGCGAAAGTGACAGTTTACGATATTGTATAGCGTTCGATGTTTTCATTTCTGGTAAAACAGGTTATAATGGTGGTAATGGTATAGAACTATGATTAAAGAATGCTCTAAGTGTAGTGCTCGTTGGTTAGATGGTCAATTATACTGGGCTGATGGCAAGATGGGATGTCCGCATGACCTTGCAGGACTCGTTTGTAACCTTCCTGACCTTAAAGAGGAGGGTATTTGTATTAATCCATGCAAAGGATCCACAAGTGGCATGACTTGGCAACATAGAAATATTATGCTAGACTATTGGGATATATAAAATAAAAACTATGGTCAACTTACGAGAGAAAATTCTGAGGGCACAAATCAATTACTATCAGGGTTTGATCTGTAAACATCAGCAGAATGTAGAAATCTACCTCAATCAACCTGTAGGTATAGGTGAGCATCCTGATGTCATGGGAGCGATTGATCAAGAGATCAATTCGATTGCTCAAAATCATGAAAAGATTGACATTATCAATCACTACTTCTTAAATGCCTAAGTACGAACTCGAAGGAGCATATGATGAACACTGGATGGAACAATGGAAGTTCAACCAGACTGTTAACAAAGCTTTGGAGCAGATAGTAAATAGACTCACAGAATTAGAGAAAAAGGTCTCAGAACAGCCTACAAGTGACAAAACTTTCTATAAACCGTATGGTTATGACGATTATTTGTCATTATATGACTCTTTAGACGCTATTTTTAAGCGTTTGGACGATTTAGAGGGCAAAAAACGCACTTTTGGTAAAATTTAACACTATTTTTATGAAAAAACCTAAAAAAACACGTCAAGGAAGCAGTATTTGCACAAAATACGCTGCATCTTCACGGAATGGTAAAAAGAAGAAATATCGTGGTCAAGGCAAATGATGGATGAAGTTGAAGAGTCTTGGAGTGAATCTAGACTCAACAAACCGAAGAAATATCCAATGCCTTTATGGTTGACTGATGAAGAATTTGACAAAATGGTGGAGTCATTATGGATTCGTAGGAAGTCTGATACATTATGTAATGCATTATATAATAGAATGAGTGCAATAAAAGGTATACAACCTCGATAAATAATAATTAGTTAGATTATGAATCGTGACTTATAGAGCACTTCCTGACGGATTGTACATTTCGACCTCACCTGTGGCAGGTCAAGGAGTATTTACTAGTAAATCTCTTCCAGTTGGCACAGAATTAGGTATGAGTCACATAATTATCGCAGATGAGATCATTAGAACCCCTTTAGGAGGGTTTATTAACCATAGTGACACTCCAAATTGCGAGAAATTATGTCCAAGAGTCGAAAAAATGTATAATTTGACTAAAACGCACTATAAATCAATAAAGAAATATTATGTAAAGGTAATAAGACCTATTGCTGAAGGTGAAGAATTATTCTTGAGTTACACTTTCTATAAGGTATAATGGCAATTAAAGAGGTAAGAGGTACAAAAGACAACCTCTCTCGTGGTTTCAAAGACATAGGTGTAGGTTTTCTATTAAATGCCTTCACTAAGGATGCTGCTGTGGTAAAAAATGAGAATGCCATTAAACAATCAATCAAAAATTTAGTACTTACACAGAAGGGGGAAAAGTTGTTCCAACCTGAGATAGGTTCTGGTGTGTATGAATTGCTCTTTGAACCAATGGATCCGTTTACAGCAGATTCTATTAGGGATGAGATAATAAATACTCTAGGACAGTATGAACCTAGAATTACTATTCAAGGTGTTAGGGTTATGCCTAACGAAGAAACTAATCAATTTGATGTAACGGTTGAGTATAGAATTGTAGGTCAACCTATTGTGGAAACAGTCAATTTCATCTTGCAGAGACCTGAGTAATGCAACCAAATAATTTAACAGCATTAGATTTTGGTGATATCAAAGCCTCAATCAAATCATATCTAAGAACTAGACCTGAGTTTACCGATTATGACTTTGAAGGTGCTGCTCTGTCGTATCTTATAGACACTTTAGCATATAATACCTATTATACATCATTCAACGCTAATATGGCAATGAATGAGGCATTCCTACCGTCTGCTACAGTAAGAGATAACGTTGTTAATATAGCAAAACTACTAAACTATGTTCCTACCTCTATAGTTGCTTCTAGAGCGACTGTATCGTTCACTATTCAGTGTCAACAAACAAGTGATGCATTTCCTAGTACAGTTACCTTGAAGAAAGGTTCTATATTACAGGGTGGATCATATATGTGGAATATCATGGCAGATACTACACAATCTGTCGATCCTACTACTGGAGTTGCAACATTTAGTAACATAGTTGTCAAACAAGGAACTATTCTTAACTTTTCATACACTGTTAATACCTTCGCTTCTCAAATTTACAAGATTCCTTCAGAGAACTGTGATATTTCTACTTTATCAGTGCAAGTAAGAGCATCAGAGACATCCACAACTTCTGACTTATATAATAGAGTAGACACTATAAGTAATCTTTCTGCTACATCTCGTGTATTCTTCATCCATGAAGGTGAGGATATGCGTTATGAGATAAAGTTTGGAGATGATAGTATTGGTAGAGCATTAAGTGATGGTGAGGTTGTTACTCTAGAATACCTTGTTACTGACGGTGAAGTTGCTAATGATGTTAATATATTCAATTTTATTGGTAGATTAGAAGATAGTCTAGGTAGAACTTATACTGGATCACATGTAACTATGACTTTAGATGAGAAGTCTGGTTATGGTGAGAATGCTGAATCTATAGAATCTATCAAATATAACGCTCCGAGGTACTATTCCTCTCAATATAGAGCAGTTACTGCACAAGATTATGCAATCATCACTAAAAAAGTGTATGATAACGCACATTCCGTAGTTGCATATGGTGGAGATTCACTAAATCCCCCAATTTACGGTAAAGTTTACATTGCTATTAAGACAAAGACAGGATCTTTGCTCAATGATCAGACTAAAAAGAGTATTGCTGCGGATTTACGCGGTTATGCGATGGCATCTATTGATCCTGTGGTCATTGATCCCGAAAATGTATACATTTATCCGAAAGTATTCGTTCAGTATGACACAGGTTGCGGAAGTGATACATCAACTATCAAAACAAATGTATCTCAAGCAATAGAAGACTGGGCAACACAGACTGAGATTAATAACTTCAACTCTACATTTAGATCATCTCAATTTGAGAAGGCAATTACTCTAGCAGACAAGTGTGTTAGTGACGTATCACTACAAACTACAATACTACGATACATACGACCTACTACCAATCAAACTAATACTTACACTATCTCAACTGGTTCTGCACTCTATAATAGTGCTCCATCTAAAGATGGCGGTGACGGAAGTAATCCTAAAGAACCTATTCTACTCTCTGGATCTTTTAGAACAGCAGATAGACCTGGTGTTGATCAACAATTTGAAGATGACGGATACGGAAATCTAAGAACCTACTACAATACAGGAACAAGAAAAATTTATACTAACAATGCTGCAGGTACATGTAACTATGATACAGGTGAAATCGCTTTTGGTCCTGTATCAATTATTGGTGCGGGTGCAAATATTGCAACAGCAGGTATAAATGTTACTAATAATACAACAGGTGCGGGTTCTGTAACTGATTCTACTCTACTTCCAGTAGATTTACAAATTCCAGTTCAATTCATTCCTGCTAACTCAAATAGTATTCCTGCTTCTACTCCAGGCACAATTATTAACATTGTGTTGCCAGAAATAACTGTAGCACCTGTAGGAACAGCACCACCTCCAACTATCCCACTAAATAGTTTGACACCAAGAGTTTTTGACCAAACACCATCAACTATTGAGGTATCAACAACAAGTACAACCAACCTAACCACCGCCTCTTACTAGAGTAGATGACGAATATTAACAAGGTATCACAAGCGGTTGTCTCACAGACACCAGATTTCGTAGAGTCAGATTATCCCCTCTTCAACAGATTTCTTGAGTACTATTATGCTTCTCAGGAAAAAACAGGTCTTGGTCAGAATATTTTAAACAATTTTCTAGGATATCTTGACATTGATAAACTAGACATCAGTATTTTAGATGGTTCTACGAAAGTTAGAGAAGGAATTACTGCTACTAGTGATAAGATTGTTGTAGAGAGTGTAGATAGTTTCCTAGAGAAGAATGGAACAATATTAGTAGATAATGAAGTAATATTCTATGAGACCACCACACCTGCTCCTAACATTGCACTAACACCTGGTATTAACTATGATCAGGTAAAATTAAAGTGGTCTGAACTAGCAAGTCCTTTAACTAGTTTTGATGGTACTACATCAAGATTCCCATTACTATCACAATCTAATCCTGTAGGACCTCCATCTGCACAACACATGATTGTAAGGGTGTATGGTGATTGGTTACTTCCTAATGTTGATTATACTGTTGATGGTGATCATATTGTATTCACTAATCCTCCAAGAGCGAGAGTTGTAGCAGATGACGCAGCATATACTTACATTACTTACTTAAATGGTTTTACTGAGAACGATATTGTTGCTATGGACAATATCTCTGGTGCATTTGGTGAGAATAAGAGACAGTTTACTATTACACGGAACGGAGTAAGATATGAACCTACTGTAGATGAATATGTTATTGCAATCTATGATAACAAGTTGATGATTCCTAAAATTGACTTTTTCATTGATGGTGATCAGTTTATATTCAAAGAAGCTCCATTAAACGGAAGAATACTTAATTTCTACGCTATTGAAGCACCTATACCTTCATTTGGTAAGGATGCTGTTGGATATGCTCAAATTAGTGATGCGGGTACTCTTACTGGAATTAGTGTTAATAATTCAGGTACTCAATATAGATTCCAATATCCTCCTCAAGTTTCTATTAATTCTGAAACTGGAACAGGTGCATCTGCAACTGCTCTTGTAAATGGTGTTAAAACTCTTTCTCTATTGAATGGTGGTTTTGGATATAGTGAAACTAACCCTCCAGTAGTTCAAGTTGAATCTCCAACATTAGATGGTTCTCAGCAAGCAACTTTAAAGGCAACTGTTACTAATGGTGCTGTATCTGGTCTTGAGGTGGTCAATTCTGGGTCAGGGTATACATTTACCCCTAGAATCACTTTCAGACAGCCAGGAGGTTGTACACTAGGCACAGGACAGATCTTAAATGGATCTATTAGTATGGTTCCTCCAATTACCTATGGTGGTTTTGGATATACCACTGCTCCTCATGTTTATGTTGATGAACCTACAGGTGAATCACCTATTAGAGCAAATATTAAAGCACATTTAGTTGACGGTGCTGTATCACAACTTGAAATCTTAAATGCGGGACAAGGATACACTACTACACCTAGAATAGCGATTGTTGATCCAGTTGGTGCACAAGTTTTAGAAACTGTTGTTGATACTGACGGAAGAGTTACTTCTATTGAACTTTTAGACGGTGGTGGCGGTTATGAAGATATACCTTCCGTTTATATTGTTGATAACAGAATAGATGATAGAGGAACATTCATTGGTGGAACTGGTGCTAAAGCGGTAGCATCTATTTTCAATGGTAGAATCACTGATATTAACGTTACTGAGTTTGGAAGAGGATATAGTCAGACTACTCCTCCTATTGTTGTAATTCAAGCACCTCCCGAAGCGGAAGCATCTGCAACTATAGGTGTTAACGAGGTTACTGGTTTTAATATTAACCAAAGTGGAACAGGATATACAAAAGCACAGTTTGTTGGATGTGCTAGAGCTGCAAGTGCTATTACTGCATACACTCAGACTGGTAATGCTGTATTTACTAATGAAACTACTGCTAGTGCACATAGTATAGATGCTCCTGTTAAGTGTCTTGACGCTCTATTTGTTAAAAGATTACTTGACAAGTACACGGAACAGTTCTTACCAGATGTTCCCGCATTAGACTACAATACAATCGACGTAAGGACTGCAATCAAGACTATTAAAGACTTTTACAGTTGTAAAGGAACTTCTTATAGTATTGCATACCTTTTCAAACTTCTTTACGGTGAGCAAGTCAATATATCATATCCTAAAGATCAAATCATTAAACCATCTGCTGCAACATGGTCTATTGATACAATTCTCCGTGCAACTATAGTAAGTGGTGATCCTGCTAATATTAGAGATGGTCTTTTAACTCAAGATGCTGATATTGCTGATGAAAACATCAGACAAGCAAGTGCACTCGTAGAAAACTTTATTTCAATTAAAACATCAGAAGTTGAGATATATGAATTAATTCTGTCAGAAGAAACTATTGATGGAACTTTTGTTGTTCCTTATAAGACAAAACTAGCAGAACCTCTTGATCAAACAGAAGGTATTATAACTGTTGACTCTACAATCGGTTGGCCAGAAAGAAACGGTGAGTTTTTAATTGGTGGTTCATCTGATGTTGCAGAACTAATTCAATACAAGGAAAAATCACTAAACCAGTTCATTGAGTGTACTAGATCAGTAAATGGTGTAGTTGAGGACTGGGATTCTGCTACTGAAGTAAAATCTAACTTTAAAGTCTATGTTAACAAAGGAACTGCTCAAGAAGTAGTCATGAACGTTGTTGGTATCGTTGATGCTCAACAAACTACTCTTACTGACACTGGTTCTTACTACTTACCTGGTGATAAACTAGCAATTTCTAAGTTAGGTGGAACCGACATCAGTTCAGAACTTACAACTTGGTTGTATAACGTTAAAAAGTTAATTTCAGTTACTGGAATTACATTTGGTGGTATTAATGATCAAGCTGCTACTGTAACCTGTGCAAACCCACACGGTCTACTAGTTGGAGATCAGGTTACCATCTATGGTGCTAACCCAATCATCTATAATGGAACATTCTTAGTTACATCAAGAGATTCACCTACTGTATTCCAATATCAACTTCCTCAACCAGGTGGAGTTATACCTCAAGGTAATATTCTTGTTTCTATTGACCTTAATAAAGGTAAATCAGCAAGTGAACAGATTCTAACTGCTATTGGTTCGTACACCACTAACGTTCAGAATACATTCTTCAATGATAATTACGTTTACGTTGCTTCTACAGGTATTCCTAACTATGAGATAGGTCCTTTTCCTGGTTCTGCGTTATTACCTGGCAACCAAAGAAAATTAAACAGATTCCCAAGAACTGCTCAAACTATATCTACAAAGAACTTAATTAATCCTGGTCCTGTTGGAACTTGGGTTAATGGTGTTTCTATATGGTCATACAAGTCAGCTTTCTTCAAAACATTTGGTGCTGTAACTGATATTTCTATTACTAACGTTGGTCAAGACTATGACGCTGCATCTCCTCCTAATATTACTATTGCAGGTGGTGGAGGATCAGGTGCAACAGGTTCTGTTGTTGTTAACGGTTCTCTTAGTGAAGTAGAAGTTCTTACAGGTGGATCTGGTTATACATCCTCACCATTGGTCTCTATAGTCGGTGGAGGCGGTTCTGGTGCTGCTGCAACTGCTATTATCACTAAAGGTGTTGTTTCACGTATTCTGATCAATTCTGGAGGAACAGGATATACTTCACAACCTTCAATTACTATTGTTGGAGGTGGTGGAACTGGTGCAACTGCAACTGCAAACGTCAGAGGTCCTATTCAATCTATTGCTGTAACAAGTGGTGGTGCTTCATATACATCAAATCCTGATGTGACATTGAGTTCTGGATCAGGTGCTGTTGCTCAAGCAATTGTACAGAATGGTCGTATTATATCAATCGCTATTATTTCTGCAGGATCTGGTTATACAACTGCTCCTATAGTAAGTATTCAAGGTGATGGTTTTGGTGCTGTTGCAAGAGCAGGTATTGATATTGATGGAGAAAACGCAGGTAGAGTAACAAGTGTTGAGATTCTCAACAGAGGTATTGGATATATTCAAGGAACTACACTTATTAACTTGACTTCTGTTGGTCAAGGTGCATTATTTACAGCAAATGTATTCCAGTGGACATATAACTTACAAGCAACTAGTTCATTAGATACTGCAAAGGGTGGAGTATTTGAAGGATATAATAATCAGTATGGTGGTGAATATGCTCACTTATCAAACCCACAGAGACTAAGATATGTTCTTGGTGATAATTTACAAGAACCAACTGTAGGAAACGTAGTTGAACAGGCAGAACAGTTAAATCACTCTCCTATTGTTGGATGGGCATTTGATGGTAACCCAATATACGGTCCTTACGGTTATGCTGATCCTACAGATCAAGCATCTGCTATCAATAGATTAAACACTTCATATCGTCTTAAAACAGAACTCGTATATGATCCAGTTACTAATCCTTATCCTGCTAGAATTGCAGGTCCTCTACTTAATGATGAGACAGCAGGTAACTTTGTAGAAGATTATGAGTATGTGTTTGGTTTAGGTGATCTTGATCAGTACAATGGTCGTTTCTGTAAGACACCTGAGTTTCCTGGTGGTAGATATTGTTACTTCGTTACTATTGACACTACTGAACAAGGTAATCCAGTATTCCCTTATGTTTTAGGTCCTAGTTTCAACTCAGTTGTTGATACTTGGAACTTAAGTGATGGTGCAACACAACAGAATATTCCTACAGGTGTTGTTAGATATCGTGATCCATATGAGAACGTTGATATTGACGTTGAGAGGGCACCAAATGCCTCTACAAACGCTCTAACTACTGAAGACGGTGAATTACTCCTATTTGAGGTAGAAGACGAGAATAGGGACGCTGTGATCTCTCAGGATGAATTAGATGATCCAGATCAAATCTTTGAAGAATCTCCTCTACAGTTATTTGATTACTTCCCTAAAGTTAAGTTTGACTCTAAGGTTGATATTGAAGTTGAGACAATTACTAAGTTTGAGGATGCTTCTGTAACTGGATTTACAGTAGAGAATCCTGGTGCATCTTATCAGGTTAATGACCGTTTAGTATTTGATAACACAGATACTGATGGTACAGGTGTTTCTGCACGTGTTTCACATATTCAAGGTGAACCAGTATCTACATATGGTTTTGAGAGTATTGGTGGTCTCAACTATGGTGTTTTAAAAACTCAAAATCCACACAATTTGACAGTAGGAGATAATGTTGTAGTTGACTACACACCTATAATGAACAACACTAACAAAACTTTTGTTGTTAAACAGATTAAAGGTGTTGAAGAGATTGTTATTGATCAGCAGGGTTCTGGATATAATAGCGAATTACCTCCTACAATAATTCTTGATGGAGATGGAACTGGTGCTGCATTAGAAGCGGTTGTATCTTCTGTAGGATCTATTTCTTCAGTTAATGTAACTAACTCTGGTCAAAATTATACTACAAACCCAAGAGTTATACTATCACACCCACAAATATACAAAAAAGCAGATTATTATATTTCTAAGATTGAAAGTAATGATTATGTTAAGGTTAATGATGTATTTGTAAATGATGCTAAGGAAATATACATTTGTGGTAAAACAAAAGATTCTTTTGGATATACTATAGCATTTGTATCAAAACTATCTGCTACTGGTGTTAAAGACTGGGAAAAGACAATTAAGAGTACTGATGGTCAACAAGAAGTAGAATTTGAGAGAATATTAGTAGACGGTATGGATGTTTATTGTGTTGGTCATAATAGACCTAACTCAAACATTCTAGAAGCATATAACCCTGATGTTGTTCTTTGCAAGTATACACAGGCAGCTAACGGATTAAGTGCTAGTTTACAGTATCAGAAAGCGTATGCAGGTATATCTGGTTCTACTCGTTCTGATAATGTTAGTGCTATTGCAAAATATTCAGATACTAGATTTGTTATTGGTGGACATACTAATACAAACTCTGGTAATCCATTTGATGCTTATATTGCTGTTGTAGATACACTTGGTAACTTTGCTGTTAAGAGAAAGATTACTTCTGTAAATGTTTCTGAAAAAATTACAGATTTACTTGTAAATGGAACTGACATATACTATACATTTGAAATTGCTACAAGTCCTAATGCATCATCAGTTGATACAGGTATTGGTAAAGCAAATGTAGGTACTAGTGCAATTAGTCTTCTATGGAATAAGCAATTAACTAATACCTTGTATTCCTTTATGGATACAAGTCTTACAATAGATGAGTTTAGTGAACTTTATATTACTGCTACAACTAGACTTAAGGCAGATAATACAACTAAAGATGGATTCTGGGTTGGTAAATTCAATGTTGATGGTGATACTCTTTGGAATTATCGTTATGGAGTTCTTGGTGGATACAGTATTAATGTTGCTAAGAGAAGTCATATTGATATATTTGGTGATCTTAACGTTGCAATTAACAAGTATCAGAATACAGACGGTGAATTAACTGTTGACGTAGTTAAACTTGGATACAATGGTATTATTAAGAGTCATACTAATAATAAGTTTGATGTTAATAACATTGAAGGATTGACTGCACATACATTATTCCCTGACAGTTCTGGTGATGTTCATGTATATGGTCAAACTTCTTGGAATAGAAATGAGTTATTACTACCATTTACAAGTGGTGAAACTACAGATACTACAGGTCATTACACTCCAACATTCATAGGTGAGGGTAATTCATTAAAATTTGATAGTACTAATGGATATGCACAGATACTAGGAAAAGATACTGTTACTCCTACTACATGGGTAAATTCAGCAATACAAGTTAATGGTTCTGATTTAGGAACTAAACTAACTAACAACTGGACTATTGAGTTCATGTTGTATAAAGATGCTGTTGGTAATAACAATACACATAGTCAAACACAACAAACATTAATAGCAATCGGTGATGCTACCTTGAGTACAGGTGGTCTATGGTTGTATTATGATATTTCTAGTGGAGAATTACAATTAGTTGTTACTGCAAATGGAACAGCACTTAACTCTGCATCTGGTGCTCTTCAATCTGCAGTTACTACAATGTTTGCCGATAATACTTGGCAATTCATTTCACTGACTAAATCTGCAGGTCAATACACTGCATACGTCAATGGTATACAAGTTCTTCAAGGAACTATTGATAATACTGCATTCCAGAATCAAAACCTATACATTGGTAATATTCCTGGTAGAAGTGGAACAACAGGTCAATTCCGTTCTAATGAGCAAGGTCAATATCATGTAGATAATCTTCGTATTAGAAACAGAGCAGTTACTCCTACAGTTCCTAATGATGTAACTAACTATCCTATTGCAGGTGAATTTAACGAAGGATTTAACTGGCAAGATACATCATGGTTCTCTACTTACACAAACAAGTATGATTACATTGATTATGTCGGTTGGGGTCTTAAGATTGATAAAAATGCTGATGCAGCAAGATTAGGTACACAAACAGCACAAACTAATACACAGATTGGATTCACTAGAACTGCCATAGCAGTTGTGGAGGGAGGAGAACTAACTGTTAATAATACAGGATTTGCTTTAGCAGAGGCAGGATTCCAGAACTTAGACTTTGATGATGCTGATACATCAATGTCTCAGGATTCTAGCACATTGACATATCTTCAAGATGTTTGGAGTTCTAGAACTGCTACTGTTCCTTCACCAGGTTCTCAGAAATTAAGAGTTACTGCTAATGTTAAGGACAGATACTACTTTAAGGTTACACCTACAGTCAAGATTGATAATATTCAAGAACTTACTCTTAACCAAGAGTTTAGATTTACCACAGGAACAAAATTAAGACTTAACAATGATGCAGGAGTATTCCAAAATAGTGGATATATTATTAGACAAGATGTTACTAATAGAAAGATATATCTTGCAGTTAATAATAATGCTTGGTCTGATAATCTCAATGCAGGTTATATTGTTACAGAACAGTTTAATGAGCAAAGCACTTATGGAATTGTAGGACCTATACCTAATGATATTAATGAACTTACATTTACATTTGCACAATTAAACAATACTACACCAGGTGTATTTGATATTGATCTTAACAATTTCAATCATCCAGAGGGCGGTACAAACAATATGGATGAATTGACTAGATTCAAACCATATACTGATGATGATTACTCTATTAGAATTGATGAAGTTTCTGGTGGTTCACCTTATATTGTCGGATCTGTTATTAATATTGACTCTGGTGATATTAGTTACAATGCTGAATATACAACTGCACAAATTCAAAATCTAACTGGTGTTCTTAAGATTACTCTAATAGCAACTCTTAGAAGAATTATACAAGCAACTGCAGTTGCTAATAGTGATGAAGTTTATATTGTTACTGGAAGCAGTCACTACCTCACTGAGGGTGAGATGGTTAATATTGATGGTAACCCATCACAAACTTACAATAGTCTTGTATATGATGAATATGATGGTGCTTTCCCAGTTCATACTGTTGTAAGTCCTGTTGAATTTACTTACAAATTACCTAATGCTGCTCTAACATCACCAGCTACAAACTCAGGTCAAGTTAATATTTACGTTAAATCTCCTGTTCTTAAGATGTATTATGGACATCAATATCTGTTTGATGTCAGTCATTCTTCAATGGCAGGTGGTAACTTATCATTCTCTAAAGATAATCTCTACAAACTAGAATACTCATTTAACTCTATTGAAAGAGTAGGTACACCTGGTATTACTGGTCAAGGTGTTCCTAATCCCACTGTTAAGTTAAAAGTTGATACTGATATTGTTACTAACATTTCTTACTACTTTGACCCATCTAGAACAGGTGATGATTCTCCTGTTATCAAATCTAGTTACTTAGATGTTGTCAATTCTCCTTACGTAGGAAACTTTACTATTAGTTCTATATCTGGTGCAACTATTACTCGTGGTGCTGATACATTCAAATTCCCACTTGCTAATGAACCAGAAGGAAATGCTGACGTTATCAATACATCTTATAGCACAAGTTCATTAAAGGCAGTTGGTTCTATCAGTGATATACGTATTGTTAATCCTGGTGGTTTCTATACTAGATTACCTGTTGTCACAACAATTCAATCATCTAGACAGATTGAGAGAGTTCAAATTGATGCACCAGGTACTGAATATGCTGTAGGTGTTTATAATAGTGTTCCTATTGCAGGTGATGGAGAAGGTGGATTTGTTTCTATTACTGTTGCTGATGGAACTGATGATGAGGGTGTAACAATTCCTGGTCAAATACAAGAAGTTGTAGTTACATCACCAGGTAAAGGATATACTGTCGCAAGTATTGATGTTGAATCAATATCAGGTATTCTTGGAGCAGGTTTAACAGGTTCTGGTGTTGATCTGAATGTTGTTATACCTCCTGCAGGAACTGGTGCTTCTATCTTTACTAAAGGAACTAAAGTTGGTAAGATTAAGAAATTACAGAACAATAACTTTGGATATGATTATCCTCATGACTATACTTTACGTCCTGAGATTTCATTCCCAATTAACGCACAGTTAACATCCACAAGTATACTTGATAGTATTACAGTTACAGATCCAGGTTCTGGATATTCACAAGCACCTGCTGTTGTTATTACAGGTGGTGGTGGAGCAAATGCGACTGCTGAAGCATCTATTAAGAATGGTCGTTTAGATGATGTTATTGTTAAAGATCCTGGCTCAGGTTATTCATCTGCTCCTACTGTATCTTTAAGATCATCCTTTAACTATGTTGTTAACCTTGACTTAGGATTACTACAGTTTGCTTTCCCACATGGTATTCAAAATGGTGCTGAAGTTTCTCTAACTGTTACTGATACTGGAGATGGTGCTGACTTCCCATTAGCAGCAGGTGCTATTGGTCGTTTGAACTCTACTAACACATATTATGCTATTGCAGGTACTGCTAATTCTCTAGAAGAAAACCAGTTAAAGATTGCTATTACTGCTGCTAACGCTGCATTAGGTGACTCTATTCAGTTTGTTAACGCAGGAACTGGTCGTCAAACAATATTAACTGAATCATTTGGTGGTGCTGCTGAAGCAAACGTTGTTACTTCTACATTCTTAGAAGGTGAACTTGTATATCAAGGTGATACATTAGAAACTGCAACTGCACAAGGTTATGTTTCTACTAACCAAGGTTGGCAGGTAGGACCTAGAGTTATTAAGATTGTTGATTATACTGGTGAATTTAATGCTAACGAAAGAATAACAGGTGTTATTTCTAAATCATCTGGTATCATTAGTGATCTTAAGATTGCTCGTGGTGTTCTTGAAATTGGTTCTATCACTAAAACAACAGGTCAATTTATTGATGATATTGGTAAACCATCTGAAATTATTCAGAAGATTCAAGATAGTTACTATTATCAAGACTTCTCATATGCTGTTAAGTCTGCTGTTTCTATCGGAGAGTGGAAAGAGATATTACTTAAGAACGTTCACCCTGCATCATTTAAAGTATTTGGTGAGTTAAATCTATCTGATTATGGTCAAATTCCTAACAAGGAAACTGATTTCCAGATTACTAAGTCTGTTGAATTAGCAAGAGAAGCGATTGTACCTAATATTCAAAGTTTCTCTCTAGTTGAACCAGTATACTCACAGTTCAATAATTCAGAAGTATTATTCAGACAAAAAAGATTAACGTCTTCAGAAAACATTTTAACATCTGTTGTACAAAGACTTGATGATATATCCAATTTATTTGATGGTGTTAAGACTCAGTTCCCATTATCAGTTAATGGTGAAAACGTAGTTGCTAATGCTAATCAGTTAATGATCATCTTAAATGGTGTTGCTCAAACTCCTGAGACATCATTCTCAATTCTAGGTGATTCTATTGTATTCAGTCAACCACCACAACCACCTGCTAGTGTTAAGTATGTAAACGTTACTATTGAAGAAATTGATATATCTGAACTTACATTTAGTAATATTAGTGGTATCTTCCCACTTATAGGTAACTCAATGGGTGGACAGACATCTGGATCTAGATTTACTGTCACAAGTGTTGTTGGTAATAATATTAGAGGATTCTTTACAGAAGGAACAGCATTTATTGTAGGTGAATTGGTAAGTAACTCTGCTACTGGATTTATTGCTAATTATGATTCTGTATCATCTATTTCTAATCTTGGATTATTTGTATTTGGTGAGCAAGTAACTAACCTTACTGGACAAACTGCTAAAGTTGAAGCAATCAACTTGGCAGGTGGTGCAGAAGATCCACTTGGTCAACTTCGTTATGGTGTAGGACCTTCAACTGCTGCTATTGAAGTAGTTGCAGATAAAGCACAATCTACTGATCCTGATACTCCACCTCCTAGTGGAACATTTGTTGTTGGTGGTAATTATCAAGTTGGTTCTGAAATTGTAAATGTCACTCAAATTACTGAGAATAATGATTCTACTATATTAGAGGTAACTAGAGGACAATTAGGTACTACTGCAGCAACACAGGCAGAAGATGGTCCTGTATATTCAACTGTAGTTAATGTTAATGACAAATTAACTTTAAGTAAGACTACTGGAACTTACCAGTCTACACCTGGTTTATTTGACCTTGAACTTAATGATGTTATTATTGGTGCTCAGTCTAATGTAGTTGCAAGATTGACTGCTACATCTACATATCAAGATCCTGCTACTCAAGAGTTTATTGGACAGGTTAATATTTCAGAGGGATCTTCATTCTTTGGTCTATTATTCAACAGAGTTACATCTATTACATATCCAAATATTGTTTTAGATGACATTTCAATATCAACAATTAGTGTCGTTGATTTTGAAACATTTACTACTGATATTGACTCTCAATTCCCTGCTAACGAATTTATTAGTCAAATTGTAATTCCTTATGATAACGCATCAGGTGCATTATCTGTAGGTGAGATGATTAGAAACTACAAACTAGATTATGGTAATAATGTAGGTACATTTACTGCAGGTGAGTCTGGTAAGTCTAGAAAACTAACATTTAAAGAGAAGCAAGGAACTGGTTTATTCTCTGTAGGTCAAACAGTTAGAACTAGAGATACTAAGGCAGAAGTTATTGGATTTGACTTTGCAGGTAATACAATATATCTTGGTAAAATTGGTAGATCACTAAGAGGTGGTGCTGATTATCATCAGTTTAACTTCTCTAACGCTGCTCAATTAGATACTGCACAGAAGAAATTTGGAGATTCATCATTACTACTTGATGCTGCAACAAATGACTATATTCAAATTCCTGCATCATCTGAATTTACTCGTGGTACAGGTGATTATACTATTGAGTTCCAAGTTCGTTTAGATGCAACATCATTAGTAGATACTAAAACTCTACTTGATATGAGAACAAGTGCTACTGAAGTTGCACTTAGAATTTACTTACAGGCAGCACAAGTTAGAGTTAATGTTAATGGATCAGATATAGCAACATCTGGTGGAAATGCTTTAAACAATGATGTTTGGTATCATCTTGTAATTCAGAGAACTGGAACTTCTCTTAAGATCTACTCTAATGGAGTTGAGATAGGAACTGGAACTGATAGTAGTAACTATACACTAGACAGACCTATAAGAATTGGATCTGATTTGTCTGGTCTTAACAGTATGACTGGTCATATTGACGAGTTTAGATATTCTGTTGTTTCACGTTATGCTACAGCACCATTCAATGCTCCTAGTGGAATATTCCAAGGTGATGCTGATACAAAGGTACTATGTCACTTTGATGGTGCTGATGGTCAAACTTCTACTGAAGATTGGTCTGGTGGTGAATCATTTACTAAGACTGAATACATTAATAATGATGCTATCTTAAAGACACATCAAGCATCTAACGCTGCACCTGCAGGATTTACTACTAAGAGTCACAGATATCTTAACGCTGCAGATTTAATGTTAATGAACAAGGAATACCTTGCTCAAGAAACAGTTTATATTATGAAAGAAGTATTCCCTGCTCATAGCGTTAAGGGAAGCGAAGTTGACTGTGAAGATGATGTAAGAGATGTTATTGATTCTCTTGTAGATGACTTACGTAATGGTAGTAACCATCATATGTGGAAAGCATCTTCATACTATGTCAATAGAGAAGTAAATCCAATTCAAATTGTAAACGTAGAAGATGATGTCTCTATGACAGTCTTTGTTTATAAGATTTTAGATAAACTTGCTAAGTATATTGTTAATAATGTTCCTTGGAGTACTCAAGGTGATCATGGTTTAATTCAGAAATATGATACTTCTATTACATTTGATGGTTATACATCTCAGACATTAACTAAGTTTACTCCAACTGCAATCGACTATCATCCATCAATGGGTGACATGGAGATAACAGCTGCAAGTCATGGACTCGCGGCCCCTAGAACTATTACAGCAACAGACTCAGGATACACTGCTACCACTGGTGTTTTGACGATTCAATCTGTTGGGCACAACTTAGAAACTGGAGACAGAATTAAGTTTGAACCTAATTCTATTACCATGACTTGTACTTGTGATGGTAATGTAGTATCACAGAGTTATCCTCGAACAGACGATCCAGCAAACCAAGGTTGGTTAGAAGTAGCGAAGATTGATAATGATAACTTTAGTGTAAATGTTGGAACATCTCCTACAGTAAATTATACTGCAACATCTGCAGATTATGATTCTAATACTGGTTTCTTAACTATGGACATTGGTGACAATGATCTAAGACCAGGTAGTAAGTATACTGTTTCTAACGCTGCATATAATCCTACTACTGGTGTAATGACAGTCAGTGTTGGTAATGATCAATATGATGTTCATGATGCTGATTATAGTCCTACAAGTGGTGATTTAGAAATCTATACTGGAACACATAACTTAAAGACTGGACAAAGAGTTAAGATTGCTAATGATGGTATTACATTTAGATGTTCTCAAGATGACTATGCAACAGATCATGCATATCCAAGAGCAACCGATCCTGCACGTGATACAGCATTAGAAGTTACTCATGTAACTGATACATCATTTACTGTAAACGTTGGTAAGTCTCCTATCGTTACTTACGATGTTTCTAATGCAACATTCAATCCCAACAATGGTGATATGGAGTTGACTATTGGAAGTCATACTTTGGCACAAGGTACTTCTATTAGAATAGCAACTCAAAGTATTGGATTTACATGCACATATGGTGCAGGTGTTCATTACTATCCAAGACCTCTAATTGATGAGCATGTTCCTAGCGATGCAGCATATAATCCAACAACAGGTGTAGTAACATTTACTGTTGCTCAAGGACATGGAATGAAGAATGGTGATAAGGTTAAGATCCCTGATTATGCACTTTCATTTACATGTGATAAAGATAATAATGTAACTACTCACAGATATCCTAGACCTTATGATCCTGTTAGTGATAGATGGATTGAAATAAGTAATGTTCAAACAACATCATTTGATGTTCAAGTATTAGATACTGCTCCATCTACAAATACATCTACTCATACTTTTGTAAGTTTTGCAGGTGTAATTCAACAGAAACGTGATAAGTCATTTGAACAGTCTATTGAAATAACTGGAACAACTCCAACAACTATTACTATTAATGTTGGTATTTCAAGTAATACAACAACTCATACATATTCAACTTCTAAAGCAGGTGCTGTAATTACTGGTGGTAATTATAAGCATAAGTTCAGATCTGCACTTGACAATGCTATTACAGTTGAGCATGGATTATATGTTGGTGATAGAGTCATGTTTGATAGAGACTCACTAACATTTACATGTCTCGAAGATAGTAATGCTACTGAGCACACATATCCAAGAATTACAGATCCTTACTATAATAAGTGGTTACCTATTTCTAATGTAACTCATACATCATTTGATGTTCAAGTACTAAGTTCTACACCTTCTACTAACCAAACTGCTCATACATTTGTTCGTTCTAAAGTTAATGGTTTAACAAGATCTGGTGAGACACTAAAACTTGCTAAAGATGCATTATCATTTACATGCTCACAAGATAATGATGCTACTGTTCATTCTTATCCTAGAGTTGATGATAGTGTTTATAATACTGCTATTCCAATTTGGAGTAATGGTAGCACTAGAATGACTGCTCAAAGTGCAACTTATAACACTGCAGAAGGATTATTAATTATTACTATATTAAATCATGGTTTAACAGTTGGAACTGAACTAAGATTAGAGAATAACTCATTAGTCTTTACATGTTCTAAAGATGGTAATAAGACTGAGCATTCTTATCCTAGACCTAAAGATCCATTTGCTGCTAGATGGTTAAGAATTAAGGCAGTTACAGATCATACATTTACATTATTTGTTGGTGCTGCGAGTCCTACAGGTCAATATGCTCATACATTTGTACGAGCTATTAAGGATGGTATTGTAAAACGTGATAACACTGTTACCATAAACGTTGGTGCAACTCCAACTAAGGCGTATACTCCATCAGCTGCAACTTATAATGCTGGTACTGGTGCTTTAGAATTAAATGTTGGAAATCATAGTTATCCTGCTCCAACACAACATACACCAACAGATGTAGCATATAATCCTGTTAGTGGTGTAATGACTTTGACTATTGCAGGTCATAACTTCTCTAATGGTGAGAAAATTAAGATTGATGATAATGGTATTACATTAAGTTGTCCTTATGGTGGTGCGACTGGATCTGCTGCACAGAAAACTTATCCACGTCCAACTGATCCAGTTAGCAACAAATGGATTCCAATATTCAACGTAACTACAGATACTTTTGATGTTCAAGTATTAGATAAGGTTCCATCAACTAACGTTGATACACATACCTTTGTAAGTGCAGTTAATAACTGTGTTAAGAAAGCAAATTACACTGTTAAACTTGCTCCTGATTCATTAGTAATGACTTGTGATATGGATAGTAATGCTACTAAGCATCTATATCCTAGATCTAATGTTGCTCAACATACTGCAAGCACAGGAACTACTTACAATCCAGTATCAGGTGTACTTAAAGTTTCTATTCCAACTGAATCATTTACTGCAAGTGCTGCAAACTATAATGTAACAACAGGTGATTGTGTATTAACAATATCTCAGAATGCAGGATCTTATAATGTTACTGGTGCAACTTATGCACCTACAACTGGTGTTCTAGTTCTTACAATCGGAACTCATAGTTTAACAACTAGCGATAGAATTAAGATTACTCCAGAATCACTTAAGTTTACTTGTGATTACAACAACGATAATAATGAAACAATTCATCCTTATCCTAGAGCATCAGGTGCTTATAATTCAACAAATTCAAAAGCAGACTATGCATATGATACATGGTTAGATATTACTGCTGTAAGTCCTAACACTATCACTGTTAATGTTAACGGTGGACAGGGTGCTATTACTGATATTAGTAACCATACATTTGTTGGTGCACTTGATGGTGCAGTTCAAGTTGGTCACGGTATCGTACCTGGCAACAAAGTTAAACTTGCTCCTAACTCACTAACATTTACTTGCACATTAGATGGTAATACTGCACAGAAATCTTATCCTAGATCAACAGGTGCTAATACTTCTAGTGGTGCTGACTATGCTTATGATAAGTGGCTCAGAGTTATGGCAGTTGGTGAAAATACAATTACTATTAACTTGAATGGTGGTCAAGGTGCTATCTCAGATACATCAGCACATACATTCGTTTCTGCAACTACAGATGGTATTACTCTTGGACATGGTATGGTTGCAGGTACACCAATCAAGATTAAAGATAATTCAATTAAGTTTAGATGTGGATTTGATAATTATGAAACTCTACATCCATATCCAAGACCTAGTGATCCTGCAAGTGATAAGTGGTTGTTTATCAGTAATGTAGATGATAGTAGTTTTGAGGTTAACGTTCTACAAGGAACAACTCCTACAAATACTACAACTCATACCTATGCAGGTTCTGATGATTTAGGTATCATTCAAGGAGATCCACTTGTTGCCCAAGCAATTCCTATTGATTCAGTTACAAGTAATACTATTACTATCAATGCTTTAGATGGATATACACCTTCATTTACACCAAATCATACATTAGACAGTATATCTACAAATCAATTTACACCAACTAATGCTGTATACAACGGTGAAACTGGTGTAATGACAATTACAGTAGCAACTACTCTATTCCAACCATCAATGATTGCTTATAATGCAATTACTGGTGAAATGCAAATGACTATAGGTTCTCATAGTCTATCAATAGGACAAGAGATATTAATTGCACCTAATTCACTAACATTTACTTGTGATTATAATGGAGATGGAAACACTACAAACAAAACTTATCCTAGAGCATCAGGTGCTGCAACTCCTAGCGGTGCTGACTTTGCATACAACAATCATTTACAAATTACCGATACAACAGCAACTTCGATCACTGTTAACGTAAATGGTGGTGGAGGATCAATTACTGATACAACAAGTCATCAGTTTGTTTCTGCTACAGCAGGTGCAATCAGTGTAGGTCATGGTATACAAAATGGTGA